TCAAAACAGCTCAACGCTGCCGTCATCTCGGAAGCGGACCGCCAATCCGACACGAGCGTATGCTGTTGATCCGTCTGCAAAACGACTACGAAGACCCTGGGCATGATCGAAGTTCAGCAGAGTGTAGTTGGCTGACTCTCCAGGACCATCTGCCGATAACCCTGCGCCGATCATTATACCGCCAAGGTCCGTTAATACGAAGCGGTCGTGAAAATCTTCGCCGCCTTGAATCTCCGACCACGCATAGAGCTCTAAGCAATAGCCGGGTGGTAGCATTCCCCTAACTTGAGCGGATCCGTCTCGCGCGAGGACCTGGGCTGACGGGCGTGAATCATGGTCACGGAAGTGAATTCTTATGGCCTTGGGCTGGCCCGGCCCACCGGCAAGTCGAGCAAGCAGCGAGACCAGAGGGGCAAGATAATTTCCCCTGGTCGGCCGAAGGTCGAAAAACGGGTCGATGATGTCGACCTCCTTGGACACGGCAGCAATGGTGTGCAGGGCACCTGCAATTTCATCTGCTGTCCTGATCACGTTCTGACTGGTCGCAGCCTTGAACAGCGGATGTCCATCCGAGCAGTCGTCTGGCTGTAGGGCCTCAGCGCAAGCTACTCCGCCGGCAGCGCATATGATCGCCTTGAAGGGTCTGCTTCCATGTTCGCGGAGGGCGTTACTGATCCACTCTGCGTCGTGTAGATACGCCCTATTGAAATCAACAATCTTCTGCTTCGAGTCGTGCAGCCTCTGGACGATCGCGGCCATGCGGACGTCGGGAACACCGGCGTCTTTTGCCGCCTGAATGACCTTCTTCTCCCATTTGGCTGGGAAGCGTGAGATCAGTCGCCCCTTGTCGGCACCGAAGCGGTCGATCAGGTCCTTGAAGGTCCGCCAGTCCGCGCCGATGGCCGCAGGCTCTACAGCATACTCCGAGAGCATCAGAATAGCTCCTCCGCACGTTCTGCAAAGAACCCATGTGGCCAGCGATCGACGAAATCGCCGTCTGGGCTCACACGGAGGGGCCGGAAGCGCACGCCATCGTCGCTGCCTTCGACATAGATCACCGACAGATCATCCGGCGACAAGCCGATCGCGCCGGGCGGCACCTCGTTCTCGGTCGTCTCGCGGATGCGGCGAAGCAGGCGCAGCATGATGTGCTCGCTGTGGGTTTCGACGAGCAGCGTCTTGCCCGCACCCACGACGCTCTCGCTCGTCTGTACGGCCTGGATGAACAGATCGCCCAGTCCGACCTGAATGGCGGGATGGACGTGCAGTTCTGGCTGCTCGATCGCGAGAATACCCTGCTGGCTTCGAAGGCAACCGACGACCACCGGGATCATCTGCGATATGCCGACGCCCACGTCGCTCGGCGCGACGATGATGCCCTTCTCGAAATCGCGCAGGGCGATCTCGGAACGCCCGCCGAGCGCCTCATACAGATCTTGCAGCTCGCCTAGATCATCTTCTGAAAGCCCGCGCTCGAACAGCTGGTGGAACCGGCTGGGAACCGGAACCTCTTTGAACTGGAACTTCTCAAGTCGATAGCCAGTCTTCAGCCGTTCTCCGTCGCCAAGCCAGATATTGACGTCTTCCAGCAGCTTGCCGGACGGGTCGGTGTAGAGCAGATCCCAGGCGGCAAGCCCCTGCGCCCAGCGTGATTCATCCGGCGACAGGCGCGGGCGATACTTCCGGCTGGGAATTTCACGCAGCGGGCCGACGTAGGTCATCGCGCTGAGGTAGTCGCGAACCAACCGAAGCGGGCCGACTATCAATTCGTCGAGAAGAGCGTTTAGACCTCGAACCCGTGGGGTTCTGCTCTCAAGTTCAAACTTCGTCACCTCTGGGTCGCGAAGGTCGCTGACCATCGGCCGGCTGAGGTCCGGAAGCGCGCCCAGGAATGTCTGCACGCCAACTCGATAGTCATGCAGCTGCACGTCGTTGTTTCTGGACATCTGTCGGGACAGGTCGAGGATTTCGTCCGCAAGCGGATACGGCGACAATTCCTGGTCCGGTTCCGGTGGCTCATCCGCGTCGCGAAAGTGACAGAACAGAGGATGATCGAAATTGAACTTTGATAGTATTGCCTGTCCTGACTGTGCGGGCGACGTAATCGAGCCGATTTCGGCGCCGTCCATCATCACGGTGATCGCCGAAACGTAGGGACCTGCCAGCAAGTCGCTCCACGAGATCGATAGGCTAACGCCGATGGACTGCACCACTGCATAGTCTTTCAGGTCAGTATTCTCGCCCACAAGGTAACGGATGGGCAGACTTTCGAACTCCGCCGCGGTCAGGGACGCACCTGAGTTCAAGGGCAGTCGCTCGGCACCGTGACCGTCAACACCATCGATCTCAACCTTGATGACGATAGTTCGACTCAGGTCATGGTCGTGCACCAGCGTTGCGAAGCCACCGAGATCGATCAGCCCGCCGGCAATGGTCTGGTCCGGGTCAGCGTTCCGGCGCTCAAGGATTTCGCGCAGATAGTGCAGCGATTGAAGGATCGTACTCTTGCCGGCGCTATTCGGGCCGAACAACAGCGTAATCGGCTTCAGGTCGATAAACTGTGCGGCGCCGATTCCCTTGAAGTTCTCAATCTCAATACGAGTTAAACGCATATATTTGACCCGCAGTATTTATCAAGTCGGTGTTCAAACGTCCGGTAGATCATTTGATACCTTTTGCTTTAGCAGCAGCGCCCATGATTCTTGGCATCCTTGAAACACAAAAGGTCTGAAATTGCGTTTCAAGACATTGTCTTTCGCCCGTAAAAAACTCATTGCCTTGGGATTTGAACTGACTGTCAAAAAGGCGCTTGAGCTCTGTCTCAAACTTGTGCGCAACTTCACCACTTTCAAAGGCTTGATGGTGAACCAACTTCCATCTGAAGGCCGCACGTTCAGGGAAACCTTCATTTATCTCCTTGATGCGTCTTCGCGGGTCGTTTGACCTACCGATCTTGACCAGAGCCTTTCCAACATTTTCGGAAGTCCTGCCAAGAATGACCTCGGCGCTAGCAGATAGCATCATCAGATAGAGATGGTTTTCGCCATCTTCGTGCTCCGATGTACGGTGCCCGTAGGAAGGTGGAATGCCCTTGGATGGCTTGAGAAGTGCCTCCATCGGACCACTTGGGAGATCTCCTGCTGCAATCAGAGGCTCACCATATACGTTCACTTGCCGGACAGGATGGCTTAGCGCTCGACGCCTTTCATCCTGCTCCAGTAGAATTGCACGGGTGGTGCGCTCGAAGCGATTCCGGTTGGCGTATGCCTTAGGAGCAATTGTCTTTATGCTCACGCGATTCTGAACGCGCCAGGCTCTGCGAACCTTGATGCCGTATGTCCAGCGGTCTTCAAATCCTCTTTCGATCTTCCAGGCGATCGACTTCGTGCTCTGCCTTTCCCTGTCAACGCACCGCTCACATGTGACTTCGAGAAAGCCAAGCGCTTGGCTGCGAAGATCGGGCTGAGTCAAGCTCTCGACTGCACCGTAAATCAGAACAAGATCACCGTCACGCATCCTCTCCAGAACGGACTCGCGCTGGGTCTCATGGGTAAAACCGATGTACCCATCTTCCTCTGGGTTAAAGCCATAGAACGCGCGCAACCAGACTTGTCGAGCATCCAGTTCGATTCCGCCAAAAGAAACATCAGACATGTTCGTGATCCGAGCTGAGCCATCTGTCAGGGCTAGTCTGGTCCAAATGAACGTTTCGGCATTCAGGGATATGCCACAGGCAATACAGCGCTTGAAGGATCGTCCTCCTGCCCGCGTTGTTCGAGCCAAAGAGCAGCGTGATCGGCTTCAAGTCGATGCCTTGAGTTGTTCTGAATCCCTTGAGGTTCTCGGCCTCGATTCTGGAGAATCTCATGGATCAATCCGCCGCAAGCTTGGAAAGTGGTCGGCGAAGGCCAGACGCACCACGTTCCATTGGTCGGTATCGTGGGGCTTCTTGCTGTGGACCACGTTCAGCACCAGGTAACCCGCAGCCACCAGCTCATCACGGAGTTTCTTTTCCAGTGCGGCCATCTGGTCACGCACAGGGGTGTGCAGCAGCATCTGATCGGCACGAAGCTGGTCCTTGGTCATTCCGATTTCCGGAAAGATCGGGCCGTAAGAGATCAAGTCAAACTGACTACAGCTTTCCGGTTCCACCCCAGTCTCGATCAGCAGACGCCGCAGGCTGTTCTGGGCCTTGGAGAAGCCAAGGTGTTGGCCCATGCGGGTGTAGGGGGCTGTGGCGTGGGGGCTGCTGCTGTCACCGGTGCGACCCACATACAACCGCTCACCCTTGGGGGTCTGGACCCGCCAGACATAGAGCCAGAATCCCCGCTGTAGTATCGGGCCGGGAAGCGTCAGGCAATGCAGACTGGCCGTAGTTATGGCACCGCCGGGGGTCTGATCGTCCGGGAGAGTCTGGGTGCTCATGTCGTGCTCCTAAAGATCCCCGGCAAAGGCACGTTGGGAGAGGGCGGCGAAAAGGTCGTTTGCCGCATCAACAGCAACCCGAAGCCTTGTGTCAGCACGATCCTTCGCTCCGACGATGTCGGCATAGCAGTTCTGTAGTTCAATCGGCGGAAGCCGAACCACAAAGGACTTAACGTCAGTCTGGTTAATGCTGCTCTGGTTGACTGCCGGTTTCGCTGACGTGGCGATCTGACGCTTCATGTATGGCGATCTGAATTGATCGACAAGGAAGCGCGGGTTCACCTTGGTGGGGTCAACACTGAACCGCATCATGTTGGATTCAAAAACGGTATCCTCCGTGAGCCCCGAAATCAAAGCGCATTTCCCAAGGTATTCTATGCTGTTCACACGGTTGATAACAATGTCGTTCTCTCGCAGGAGGTATTTCTCTCGGGTGGCCTGATCGATCCGGAGCCGCTTGAAGGTTTCACTGCCCAACAGGTAACCATCATAGAAACCGTCGATACGGAGGATTTGGGTTCCGTTGCCATAGTCACTCGAATGGCGATACAGTCCATTCTGAGGGTCTGTTGCCAAAACCTTGACCACTGGCAGGGACTGCCAACGATGTGGGTTCTCGTTCAGATCACCGAACATCTCCAGAAACACCGACTGGAGGAAGTCATCCGCCAGGGTAAGGGCCTGTTCGCGTTTGCGGCGGATGGCGTCGGCCTTGTCGAGGATCGCCGCGATCCGGCGCTGTTCATCGATATGAAGGTCCGGAACTTCTAGCGATGAGACTTCGGATGTACGGATCGAAGGATACGCATCGTCCTTGATTAGTTTTGACGGAGGATGCGCACGCAGCCAATGGGCAAGATAGGATGGTTCATACATCCCAGTGGGCGCCAATGCCGCAAGATGGCTAACAACGTAGGCCGGTTGACGTATTCGATAAACTCGGCCAATTTTTGCAGACATCCCGCTCTTGGCGAACAGGATAGTGTCCTTCGGGTACAGCCTCATGCGGTATCGACGCGCGGTCTCGGCGTCGATTTTTTCACAATCATCTTCCGTTTGCCCGGAAAGCAGACCTTCAAGGCTTCCGGCACGGATGAACGGAAACCCATCGTCTGAGAAATCGTTGGGTTTGGGCGCTGGCTGTCCGGCGGAGACGTCCACTACTTTGCCGAGATGGGTGGTAAAAACTGTCATCCGAGCAGTTCCTCAAGCTCGGTGAGATCGGTCGCGATGTCTTCGTTGAGCTTCTTCATCCGGTCGAGAATGACCGCCGGAGCGTCATACTCCTCCGCGATATGTGCCCGAACCTTGTACTTGCTCAGCGACAAGTCATAGTTCGCATCGCGTATTTCCTGGGCCGGTACGACGAAAGCCTTCTGCGTCCGGTCCGTGTCGCGCTTGGCATCGCGAGTCCGCCATGCTGCCAAACAGCCCGGCAGATCGTTGGTCGAAACTGGGTCGCGCTTATCGTCGAGCGAATACCCGTCTGCTTCCACGTCGTAAAAGAACACGTCGTCGGTGCGCCCGCCTTTAGTGAAGACTAAGATGCCGGTCGACACTCCCGCATATGGCTTGAATACGCCGCTGGGCAGCGAAATTACAGCTTCGATCTGGTTGTGATCCAGCAGCAGTTTGCGCAGGGCAACGTGAGCCGTCGAGGAGCCAAACAAAACGCCATCAGGCACGATGGTCGCCGATCGGCCGCCATTCTTCAGCATGCGCAGGATCAGCACGAGGAAGAGCAGCTCCGTCTTCTTCGTTTTCACCTGACGAAGCAGCGAGGCATGAACATCTTCGAAGTCGAGGCTGCCCTTGAACGGCGGATTGGCTAGGATGACGTTGAAGCCTTCGGCTGCTGCTTTCGGGAACTTGTCGGTGAAGCCTGCGCTCAACGTATCCTGATAGTGGATGTCGGGATCATCAACGCCGTGAAGCATCAGGTTCATGGCGGCGATGCGCAGCATCGTGGCGTCGAAGTCGAAGCCATGGAACATGCCGCTGCGGATGTGGTCGCGGTGCGCCTCCAGCAAATCGCCGGTGTAAATCTTCTCGGCCTTGCCCGTTTCCGGATCGGTCTCTTCGAGAACACCCTCGGGCGAGGTGTAGGTTTCCAGCAGATATTGCATCGTCTGGACAAGGAAGCCGCCGGTGCCGCACGACGGATCGCCGATCACGTCGGTGGGCTTGGGCTCCAGCATATCAACCATCAGCCGGATAATGTGGCGCGGCGTACGGAACTGACCGTTGATGCCGGCGGTTGTGAGCTTGCTCAGCAGGTACTCGTAGAGATCACCCTTCGCGTCGCCCTCGGTCAGCGGCAGCTGATCGATCATGTTGACAGCCTTCACCAGAAGGCTTGGCTTCTGGATCATCAGCTGAGCGTCCTTCATGAACTCTGCAAAGGCAGAGCCGCTCGTCGATGACTTCCTGAAGTGCGGGAACACCTTGTCGCGCACCAACGGCAGCATGGCATCGGCGCCCAGATGCCGGAACTGCGACCAACGCAGGCTCTGTTCATCGTCCGAGAACCGCCGTTCAAACGACTTGCCCGTGCGCCTCAACCGGTTCTCGTCGCGCGTTTCGTTTATGTCGAGCAGGCGCGCAAACATGAGGAACGTGATCTGCTCGATCACGGTCAACGGGTTGGTGATGCCGCCCTGCCAGAACTCGGTCCAGAGGGCGTCTACCCTGCGCTTCAGATCTCCGGTAATCATTTAGTGTTTCGTCCTTTCAGGGGATTCTTTCGTGCTCGCGCTGGCCGCTATGGGCGGTGCGAACACGCTGAGGATGTCGAGAAGATCGTCGATCTCCTCTGGTTTCTCGAAGACGCCATCCAGGCCGTCTGCGTCCACCACCGTGAACGGCTGCTCGTAGAGGCGATCCAGCGTGACGGACCCGAAGCGGGCGATGTGATTTTGGAGCAACCCGAGGAAACGCGTCTGCTTCGCCGTAAGGCTGGGATGGCGGCGCGCAAACTCCGCGAATCGTGCCGCAACTGCATCTGGGTCTAGTCCGATGATCTCCCGGATCGCGAAATCCAAAGGTCGCGCCGTGTCGGCGAAAAACTCTTCGAGCACGTCGCGGCTCGCGCTCGGGCTTTGGATCAGGACCAGCGAAACAAGGGCCTGAATGTCGGCGTCGGAAACGGCCTCGCCGGCGCGAATCCTATTGAGCGTCGGGTTCGTATCGAAGTGCCGCTTCAGTTCGGCTTCGACGATCTGCTGGTATGCCTTCATGTCGACGGTCTTCAGACTAGTCGCCCGACGTTTTGTCTGGAAGCCCGCGGCATCTTCCGTCACGTCGATAATCTTCGCCGGCAGAGGCATAGCACCTAGGCGGTCTCGGTGATGCATGATTTCCCGAAGCGGTTCACGCACCGCTTCCAGGTCGGCGACGGTCACGTCGTTCCAGAAAGTCTCGGATTTGACACGCTTGATGACTTCAGCCTTCTCCCGGACGGGGTTGAGGTGCATCTGGAGTACCGACAACCGATCGAGAAGTTCAATCTTCAGGTCGGCAACGTCCGCTGAATTGCGGAGCACCGCGATCTGGGCGCGCGCCATCAAGAGATCCAAGGCGTAGGCATCGCTCAAACCGCGAACGTTTCGCCACTGCATAAGGGGCGCGATAACCTGTCGAAGCATCGCAACCGTCGCGGGTGCGAAGGCTTTCAGCGTTGCCGGAACTGAAACCGCGCGCTTCTCGCGCCACCTTTCACGAACCGAGACAGACTCCTCTGGCAGCGCCTCGATATCTTTCGCGATGAGCTCTATCACTTCTTCGAAGATCGCCACTTCACTCATGCGGAGCGCCGTCTCGGCGAGCAAGACGCGCTCTTCGAAAACCAGCTGAAGCAAGGGCTTCGACTGGGTCGGCTCGGCCGGCCTATAGCCCATCTCAAAGCGCTCGAAGTTCCCCCAGTGATCAAAAATCCGGAAGAGTGTCTTGTCCTGGCCTGGGCCGAATAGATCGGGCCTCAGCCGCGTTCCGCGCCCGATCATCTGCCAGAACTTGACGGGCGAACGCACTGGTTTGGCGAACACGAGGTTCAGGATTTCCGGGATGTCGATGCCCGTATCGAGCATATCGACTGATATCGCGATCGTTAGCTCGGAGTTTGAACCGTCACCCTTGAAATCATCGATAAGCTGCTCCGCGCGTGGATCGTAGTTGTCAATCACCTGACAGAAGCGCCCGCCGTACTGCGGATACATCTCATCGAACATCTGCCGCATGAGCACAGCATGTTGGTGGTTCCGCGCGAAGATGATGCTCTTGCCCGGAAGCTGTCCGGTCGCGTCACGCAATCCGTTCTCCATCAGGTTGCGAAGGATCGCGCGGTTGGTGTCCTTGTTGTAGATGATCTTGTCGATCTGCTCTGATGAAAAATCGTACCGGGCCGGGTCCTCGCCCTGTTCCTCGAGCTGCTGAATCTGCTCTTTGGTCAGGATGTCGAGCCTGATCCCCTCGCGCAGGAACTGCGTCGTATGTTCGAAGACTTCAAACGGTGTCAGGAACCCGTCCTTGACTGCCTGTTCAAGATCGTAGTTCGCTGTCGGCAACTGCCCTTCGCACCCGAACAGGCTAAACGTGTTGCGCGACACGAAATCAATAGGCGTTGCGGTCAAGCCGATCTGAAGGCAATCGAAGTAGTGAAACATGTCACCATAGACATTGTAGATGCTGCGATGCGACTCGTCGGCTATGATCAGATCGAAGAACCCAATATCGAAGGATTGGTAGACCTTTTGCATGGCTGGATAGGTCGCGAGGAATATTCGTTCGCTCGCCGATTGGTTCACGCGCGAGCTGACGATGCGAATGGGCTCAGACAGGAAGTCGCCGAAGGCGTTCTTGGCTTGCTTGCGTAGCTCGCGACGATCGCACAGGAATAAGACGCGCTTGACCCAGCCGGCGCGGATTAGCAACTCGGACAGGGCGATTGCGACCCGGGTCTTGCCGGTGCCGGTTGCCTGAACGATGAGCGCCTTCCGATGGCTATCTGCGAAGCGCTCAGAAACGCGCTTGATGGCCTCGATCTGATAAAGTCGATTGACGATCGTGGCGTTGGGCTCAAGCGAGTTGAGCGGCTTCCTACCAGACCGCTGAAAATTCACGAGGTACTGCAGGCTGTCCTTGGAATAATAACCGAACACTTTCCGGGGCGGATAACCCAGAATGTCGTCCCACATCCAGATATCGTATCCATTGGTGTAGAAGATGACTGGGCGTTGTCCGTGCATCTTCTCAAGGCCGTCGGCATACAGTTTCGCCTGTTGCCGTCCCCGCTCCGGGTCTACAGCAGTCTTCTTGGCCTCAATGACCGCCAGGGGATTCCCGTTGTCATCCCAGAGCACATAGTCGGCATAGCCAAGGCCCGAGGCAGTGGGTTGATGTTTGACCTCAATCTCCTTGCCAACCCCCGCTGTGCTGGCGTTGCCAAGGCCAACGTCCCAGTTGGCCGCGGCAAGAAAGCTGTCGATGATACGGGCGCGGGTCGTCGCCTCGTTGAACGCGAGCAAGTTGGCCGTTGCCGCGCCGGATGACGCAAGCGACTGGATCTCTTCAACCTTCTTTTCCGCTGTCACAGCGGCTCCGCGCGCTGCGTCCAGTTCCCGGAGAAGCGCTTCCATCTGTGCTTCTTGCGCGGCCAGCTTTTCGAGGACTTGGCGCTTTTCTCGCTTTAGATGACCTTTGCTCTCTTCGACAGATTCCGCCAAAGGTTGGACGAAAACCGGTATGGCAGCTGCATCGCCTTTGCCATATTGCACGAAAAGCCATCGGCCCAGGTCGAACGCTTCTTGAAGCAGCCAGAGGGCGGTTCGAACTGTCGCAGGCTCACCGTGCGCGGCTTTGTTGCCGTGAATTCGAAGGGCGTGGAGCTTGTCGAGAACCACCTTTGGTGTGATGGTTGCAAAAGACTGATTTCCCAGCAGGTCGACGAAAGTCGCGTGTTCGGGCTTGGGCAAGCTCAAGTCACGATAGATGTCCTTGGTGAGGTTCTCGGCAAAAAGCCTCAGTTTTACGAGCGCGCTCGCGGGGTCGTCGTGCGCATACGCCTCGGCAAAGCCGCCAAGCGATGCGAGCTCGGGCCAACCTCCGCGAAGGATTTCGAAGTTGCGAGATTTCATCGCATCGCCTCCGAAAGGGCGGCGTCAAACTCCTCGCGATTGGCAATGACAACCGGAGTTTCTCTTGGATCGCCTGACGCCAAATCCAGGCGCAACCTCTTGCTGAAGTAATACAACATGGCGCGGCGAACTGGTACGACAACGCGCCCATCCACCATGGCGAAGTCCTGGGCGACAACCTCCTGTCGGCCCGACGTCAATGCTGGATTCGGGATCAATATGACTTGGAAAAGAGAATTCCAAAGCTCATCATATCCCGCACTGCTTCCTGCTTCGCCTAGGTCTCGGCAATCCAAGCAGCGGGACAGAATGAAGTCCTTGAACTTCTGATCGATATGGCAATAAGCCCGAGTATGCCACCGAAGCCCGTCGCTCGCAAATGCATGAGGCGACACCCGCCTCCAAAGCAGTTCCGGATGCGCAGCACTCATTGACTGGTAGAGAATCTCAATTGAGCGATTTCCGCGCACGGCTGCCAGCAAGCGCCGCAGCGAATTGGGCGCAATATGCCGTTGGGGAATAGGTAGCCTGTCGGCAATAAGCGTGCTGTGATCACTGCCGTCCGAACTGGGGCCAGTGGCTGTAGGCGGCGCCAGCCGATCCAGATAGTCCGCTGCGTCCAGTTCGATGAACTTCGGCTGAAACGAATCGGAAGCAAAGTATCGCTTTTCGCTACGATCGTAGACAATATTGCCGGGTGCCTGCTCCTGATAGAGTGCCAGGTCCTTGGAAGCTTGGGGAACCGACACGCCGAACTCGTCAACGATATCAGATCGGTTGACGCCGCCCTCCCAGAACAAACGGAATTCGACGAACTCAAGCCTTCGCTCGACTCCCCAACGAAATCCCTTTGTGTCTGCGGCAACCATTTGACCAAAATCCCGCGATGGGTCGTGTTTAGTGATCCATCGTGTTTCTATTCTGATCTAAGTCAGCTGTCAATAGCTTTGGCCGACTGAGGCGAGCCCAACATGACGCGGAGCGGCAGTTGTTGTGCGCGGCGACCCATTTCATGCTTGCAAGAATATGCTTGCAATATACTCCGCGCAAGCATAAAAGACAAAATGTTGCTAGCATGGAACAAATAAATGATCAGTGAGCCAAAGAATGATGCCAAAGTTAAAGCAGCAAAAGCGCGTGCAAACTCGCTGACGCCCGAGAGACGTGCCGAAATTGCAAAAAGAGCTGCTGAAACCCGGTGGGGTGGAGATTTGCCTGAAGCGGCCTACGAGGGGGAGTTTAGCATTGGCGGAGCGCAGATTTCTTGTGCGGTGTTGCCAAATGGATCGCGCATCATCACACAAGCAACATTTCTGCGCGCGCTTGGCCGCAGTCGCTCTCCGAAAGCAGGAACAGGTGTTCTGTCCACAGTCGACCAACTGCCATTCTTTCTGCAGGCAGATGCCTTGAACCCCTTCATTTCGGAAGAATTAGCGCAGTCGACGAACCCCATTTTCTACCGGACCAAGTCAGGCGGCAAGGGGGTGGGGTATGACGCGCGACTATTGCCGCAAGTTGCCGACGTCTACCTACAGATGAGAGACGCAGCCATCCGCGAAAAGGGAGCGGTGCCAGCGAGATATCAGGCAATGGTGGCAGCGGCCGATATCCTTGTTCGCGCACTGGCCAATGTTGGCATTATTGCATTAGTCGACGAGGCAACAGGCTTCCAGAGAGATCGCGCTGTTGATGCGCTTGCAACCATTCTTGAGGCCTTTATTGCTAAGGAGTTGCAGCCGTGGATCCTGACCTTTCCTAACGAATTCTACGAGCAGCTCTTCCGATTGAGAGGATTGAGCTTTCCCCAGGACAAAGTAAAGCGCCCCCAGTATTTTGGCCATCTCACCAATGACATCGTGTATCGCAGGCTTGCGCCTGGCGTGCTGGAAGAATTGAAGAGGACGGTGCCCAAGAGGGAAGACGGTCGTCGGAAGCATCATTTCTTCAGAAATCTCACCCCGAGTATTGGGCATCCAAAACTCAGGGAACACCTGGCGTCGGTTGTAACGATTATGAAATTGAGCAAGGGCTATAACGATTTCTTAGATAAACTAGATCAGATACATCCGCGCTATGGTGAAACAATCCCGATGGCTTTGTCCCCGCCAGATGAACCCGGGTTATGATTGCCTCGTTTCTTTCGTTGGTAGCCGCGTTCGGGGCGCGCCGTGATTGGGTGGTAGCTTCTTAATTGCACTGGAAGAATGTCGCCGGAGGAGGCCACACTAACTACCTCAGTTCCGGTGGCGCCGATTGTTGATTGTGAAGATCTGTCCTGACGAACTGCTTTCCTTTTGTTATGGTATTGAAGTTGCCGGGGTGCGTAGCTGTATTGGTTGTCGCTAGCACGCTTCACGGCATGGCAGAGACTTTCCTATCGCTTCAAATCAGCGGAAACGGAAATATGAGATGGCTAGGCCGACACCACAGAGATGGATTGCTCCTAGGCGCCCGAGGCAGAAAAAACGGGTTGACGAGCAAGTAGATTTCTTCCCCCAGACCCTATCCGCAAAGCCGATTGATTCACCAGAGGCGGATCTTTTTGATGCGGCTGATGAAGCTGAGCATATTCGAGATCGCGCGCTTGTCGATCAATTGGTTGCCGATACGCGGCTCTACAATTCCGCATCAGATCTGAAGGAGTTACTTGCGTTCGTCGCGCGGCTTCGTCACATCGCGCCGTTCAATGCGATGCTTCTGCATATCCAGAAGCCAGGCTTGAGTTTCGCTGCCAGACCAAGGGAATGGCAGGTGCGTTTCGGAAGACGGCCCAAGCCATACGCGCGACCACTGGTTGTTCTAAGAAACTTTGGTCCTGTCGAATTCGTCTATGACATTCTCGACACCGAAGGTGATCCGCTGCCGGAGGCTGTGTTTTCCTTCCCCACGTATGGAGACGTTCCAGCTGATTGGCTGTCGCGAGCCGAGCAGGTTCTTGGTCGCGTAAGTATCCGTATACACTGGCTTGATCGTGGAGATTACACCGCTGGCCATGCCCGGCGACTTACAGACCATGGTGACAATTTCCGGCTAGAGACATTTGAAGTCGGTGTTAACCGCAACCATCCACCTGCATCACAGCTCGTTAACCTCGCACATGAGATGGCGCACATCTACCTGGGACATTGCGGTGGCGATGAGAAGCGTGGCGTTAAGTTCAATCGTCCGGCAGATTTGGCGTTGCGCGAGGTGGAAGCCGAAACAGTGGCCTACCTTGTTGCAAAGCGAACCGGCGTGACGCCTCGCAGCGAGAGCTATCTGGACCGCTACAAATGTGCCTTCGACCAATTAGATCTGCATCGCATTCTAAAAGTTGCCGGCACCGTGGAAAGGCATCTTGAGTTGCCATTTGGTGAGCATCGAATGATCGTTTGACCGGGGAAATCACGTGCTACTCGCGGATGCCAAAAGAAGTAGGAGAGCCCCCTGAACATCGTCATTCTCACAGGTGCCGGCATTTCCGCCGAATCCGGTCTGGGCACCTTCCGGGATCAGGACGGGATGTGGTCGAACTATAATCTCGAGGACGTCGCGACACCTCAGGCCTTTGCGCGTAATCCCGGGCTGGTTCACGATTTCTACAACATGCGCCGTGCCAACTGCCGCAAGGCTCAACCCAACAGCGCACACCTGGCGCTCGCAGAGCTTGAGGCGCGGCATGCCGGGAAGGTGCTGATTGTCACTCAGAATGTCGATGACCTTCATCAGCGGGCGGGATCGAGGAACGTCCTGCAGATGCACGGCGAACTGGACAAGGCGAGGTGTAACTATTGCTCATCTACTTGGCCTGCCCCAGCCGTCATGACCGCACAGGGACGCTGCCCCAGCTGCTGGGCCAAAGGGTGCCGCCCAGATGTGGTCTGGTTCGGCGAGCCGGTACGTTTCCTCTCCGAGATCGAGTCGGAGATCCGGAAGGCCGACCTGTTCGCAATGATCGGAAGTTCGGGCCAGGTGAGTCCGGCATCGGAGTTCATGAAGCTCGCTCACGATAATGGTGCCGACACGGTCGAATTGAATCTCGAGCCTTCAGCTGTCGCAAGCCGGGCCCGCAACGTCATACTGGGGCTCGCGACCGAAGTGGTGCCGAGGTGGGTCAGCACATTGCTCGAAAGTCACCAGTGAAAACGCTGTGCATACTACCTGCAGAAGAAGAAACTGGCTGAATAGTGGATAGTTCAATAGCCATGCTTCCTGCTCCGAATGAGCCCAGGTCATTGCGAGATCCGACTGCCGTCGCCAAAAGACGTGAGCTCTTGGCGGAGCAGAGTGCCCGGACGCTTGCGGATTATGTCATGCGCCTGAGAGCCATGGGGCGGGGAGAGGTGCCGGACTTTGATCCGTTGGACGGAGGCCACACGGCAAAGGTGCTTTTTCTCTTCGAGAAGCCGGGTCCGATGACGTCGCTCTGGCGTGGACAGGAGAGAAAAGGGTCCGGCTTCATATCCCGCGACAACGACGACCCCACTGCGGAGGCAACTTTTCTTTTCATGCGTAAGGCCGGACTGGATCGGCGCCTTACGACGGTGTGGAACATGGTGCCGTGGTGGAATGGCACGCGCGCAATCAAAGCGGAAGAGCTTCATGCGGGCACGACGGCACTCGATGAATTGCTCAAACTGATGGAGAACTTGCGGGTCGTCGTGCTGGTGGGCAGGAAGGCTGCCCGGGCACGTTCTCATCTGGAAGGAAGGGGAATTCCTGTACTCCAGTCTCCTCATCCCTCCCCGATCGTGCGGGCATCACGGCCTTCGGCCTGGCAATCAATCCCTGACACATGGGCTGCGGCGTTACCCATTGTTCGGTCGTGTCGCTAGCGACGCAGACGCTATTTACAAGTGCCATACCTTTCGTTGGTAGGCCCAGACATTGGGAAATGCCTGCATCGCCCGCGCCATCGTCAGCCCCTCCGGCTGCCGCCCGGCCAGTATGGCCTCCACGATCTCCGGCGCCAGCAGCGTCATGCGCAGCACGCGGCTGACGTAGGATGAGTTGATGTTCTCCGCGTCAGCGATTTCCTGGATGGTGGCGTAGTCGCCGGTCTCCAGCAGCTTGCGCCAGCGAAAGCCGCGGGCGAGAGCCTTGAGCAGGGCGCTATCGACCCGTGCCCTTGGTGCCGGCGTCGACGCGGTGCCGTCCGGCGTGATGACAATCTTCCGTCCGCCTCGCTTGCGGATGGCGAATGGCACCATGACGGTAGTGGTCTGTTCTGTCATGCCGCCGCCTTTCGGCTCTTGCCGGTAATAATGCCGACCTCCGTCACCATCTGCGCCAGCCCCTTGTCTCTGAACCTGAGTCTCAGACCATCTGTGCCGATGTCCACGCGCTCGATCAGCAACTGGACGATACGGGCCTGCTCGGCAGGGAAGAGTTCAGACCAGAGCGGGTCGAGTGCAGCCAAAGCCTCGCGCACCTCATCTTCCGCGAGGCCCTCACATTCTGGCTGTGCCGTCCGCCAAGTGGACATAACCACTTCCGGCGCGCGCAGCATGCCACGGATCTGGCCGATGACGGCGGCCTCGATCTCGGCGGCGGGCACACGCGCCACGGGGCATTTGCCTGCGCCATGCTTCAGAACTGTCTGGCTGACATAGTACCGATAGAGGCGGTCGCCCTTGCGCGTGTGCGTCGGCGAGAAGGCGGCACCATCCGGCCCGAAGAGCAGGCCCTTCAGCAGGGCCGGTGTCTCTGCACGCGTATTGCTGGCGCGGAGGCGGGGACTTTGTTGCAGGATGGACTGAACCTGCTCCCATGTCCGCTGGTCGATGAGGCGCTCGTGCTCTCCCGCATAGCCTGTGCCCTTATGGACGGCCTCGCCGATGTAGGCGCGGTTGTTCAGCATCCGGTAGAGGAAGTTCTTGCTCATGGGGTTGCCGCGCGGCGTGCGGATGCCGCGTTTCGACACCTCCCGCGCCAGTTCCGTGGCGGAGCCAATCTCGAGGAAGCGCGCGAAGATCCAGCGGACGTTCTTGGCTTCCTCTTCATCGATCACCAGCTTCCGGTCCTTCGGCTTGTAGCCGTAGGGCGGGGTGCCGCCCATGAATATCCCCTTCATCCGGCTGGCGCGAACCTTATCGCGGATACGCTCGGCGGTCACCTCGCGTTCGAACTGGGCGAAGGACAGCAGGATGTTGAGGGTGAGCCGCCCCATGGAGGTGGTGGTATTGAAGCTCTGGGTTACGGACACGAAGGTCACGTTGTTCCGGTCGAAGACCTCCACCAGCTTGGAAAAATCGATCAGCGAGCGCGACAGGCGGTCGATCTTGTAGACCACGACCACATCGATGAGGCCGTCCTCGATGTCGGAAAGGAGCCGCTGGAGGGCAGGGCGGTCTAGCGTGCCGCCGGAAATCCCGCCATCATCATAATGGCCGCGCACCAGCACCCAGCCCTCGGAGCGCTGACTGGCGATGTAGGCCTCACAGGCCTCGCGCTGGGCGTCGAGGCTGTTGAACTCCTGCTCGAGACCTTCCTCGGAAGATTTGCGGGTGTAGACGGCGCAGCGAAACTTTCGGGCAGCTGGCTTGGTCATGCGCGCCTCCCGGATTTCAACCCAAAGAAGACTACCCCGTTCCACTGCGTGCCGGTAATGGCTCGCGCAATTGCCGAAAGGGAATTGTAGGGTCGCCCCTGATATTCGAAATCATTGTCCCGCACCGTGACGCAGTGCTCGACGCCCTGATACTCCCGGATCAGGCGCGTCCCGGAAATCGGCCTGCTGTCCGCCCGCGTCTGCCGCTTCGCCTTGCTGCCGCCGTCCAGTTCCTCGCCGAGCTTTTCCAGCCGCCGCACCGTCTCCGGCTTCAGGCCGCCATAGGCCAGTTCCTGGATCCGGTAGGCGAGGCGGCTTTCAAGGTAACGGCGGTTGAAGGCGGGGGGCTCGCGCTCGAACAATTGCCGCCACTGCTCCTTCAGCTTGGGCGTCGGGGTGGTCTTCAATGCGGCTAGCCGCGCCAGTACTGCATCAGTCATCGTGTCATGCCTCTATCTGAGTTGCGGGTTGCATGACCGCTCTGTGGCGGGGACAAGTCGACGGAACTCTCTCCCCGGTCAGCAGATAAAGGACTGGACTGGCGGGCCTTCATGCGAATGAACCCAGCCGCGAGAGTGCGGCCGAGTTCGGCGAGGCGTTCGGCGGGCGTCATGCGGGCTGGGTCGAGGGGGTTCGGGCGTTCCATTGGCGGCCTCCATCAGAAACCCAGAAGGACTGGGCGTATCTGAAAGGGAAAAGCCATCCGCTAAGCTATTACGGGACATCGCCACCGTCGGCCCCGCAGGAAAATGTGCGCTGACGAATACGGGCCCACCTCCGGATTGATATAGGCGCTCTTTTCAACCCCGAAATATCTCGGCTACTCTACCTCTCGTGGCCGCAGAAATCCGGGCCTATGGAGGTATGAGTTGGCACCCTGGTTTAGGTACTTCGACCCGACATCCGACCAGTTACCTTACTGGCCAGCTCATCAGAGTGCTTACGGCATTCTTTGGCGTGCACGCTCTCTTGTTCGGCGGCGGACGCGGGAAGAAATCGTTGAAATTGCTCGCGATGTCGCTTCGACAATTGATGTGTTTTTCGACAGCGAACGTGACAGATTAGAGGATCTAATTCGGCGGGACGGTCGCGTTGATCTTTTTGAGGACGGGGAACACTACAGCAGCGGTATTCACAGTGACGCATACGATGAATATGACATTCGTAACCGAGGGAATACCTCAGAGCTCGATGCGCTCATGGAGGCCTTGGACTCATTCTTCGATCCGTCCAGTTCCGAAGCGCTGGATGTCAGAGAATACGAATACTTGGCTTGCTTCGCTCTTTCGAAGTTGGATGACTTTGTGCGTGATTGGAAATTCAAATACGACTCCAGTAGTGGAGAAAGTCTAAAGCGGGACCCGAAGGATTTCACTGCAGCAGACTATCGTGCTGCTGCTGAGAACCTCATTGGAGCCCAGGATGCGGTGGGACGAGCCGAGTTGCTCCGCGCGAAGGAGGATCTCACCGATCGATATGAAAAGAAGATCGAAGAACTGAAGAAGCGTGATCAGGGCGCTGAATCCAGTTTGCAGACGATAGCCGAACAGGTGAGGGCGGAGTTTATCGAGAAAGATATTCAACGTCGCAAAGAACAATCTGCTGCGCGGAACAATGTCCGGCACGAGCAAAACCGGGAAATCAAAGCCCGGGTACTGGAGTGGTTCGCGGAGGACCCCACCAAGTTCCCCAGCGCTGAAAAAGCGGCCAAGCACTTCTGCGCCATGTTGAGCGACGAAGGCATTGAGCGGGAGCAGCGGACCGTTGCGGACTGGATACGCGGCTACGCGAAGCAAGCGGGCATAAAGTGGCGCGCATAGGACTGCGGTCTCCGCAGGAGATCGTACGTCGCCACTTCCCATGCGCACACCGTACGTGATGTGCGGAAGATGTACGGCCGCAGCCTGAGAACGTTCTAGCTCCGGGGGACGGACCTTTTGGCGGCCCGGCACAAAGCCCATTCTCCGTCTCCAACACGAACGGAGGAATCATGATCGACGCGAATTCAGCATGGCCGCACCAAACTGACCTGCCATGCCGCCCGGAGCGGGCGGGAACTAGTGTCCCTGCAAGGTGTGGGAGCGCCGTGGAAGCTGCGGGGAACCCACCTGCTGTGGACGATTTCCACAAAAAAGAGGAGACCCCCTAGTCACGTACGACTGGGGCCGCCTTACCTTGTTATACGACTTCCAATTAACCTGGTTGGCTACGTCCTACTTCAGGAGGCGCATGCGACTGGGCCTTCCGGTCACAATTACCTCTTGCCCCCAGACATACCCGCCTCCCTGGGAGCCCTTGTATCGAGCGCGAAGCAGCGTCAAATAGGTCTTCAGGAGACCACTATGGACAAACAGAATCAAGCCGAAAATCAAGCAGATGCGGTCGATGGCCAGAAGAAGAAGGCCAAGTCGCCGCTGTCGGAGAAGTGGGGGGCGAAGGTGATTGCGCACGGGTATTGTTCCATCCCGTCGCTCCTGCTGCGTGCGCAGCGCCGCCTGCACCTCAATCCCACGCAGCTCGCAGTGCTTCTGCAGATCATCGACCACTGGTGGGACGCCGGCCGGAAGCCGTACCCCAGCAAGAAGGAGCTCTCCAGCCGCCTCGGAATCGGAGAACGGCAGGTTCAGCGTTACCTCACTGAGCTCGAGCAGGAAGGCTTGCTCACCCGCCATGAGCGCTATGGGGAGTTCGGCGGTCGCCTGAGCAATACCTATGACCTGCAGGGCTTGGTCGACAAGCTTGCTGCGATCGAGCCGGATTACAAAGAGGCGCGAGAGACCGCCCGCAAGAAGAAGCAAGAAGCGGGTGCGCCCGGCTGGCGCCCGAAGAAGAAGCCCAAACCTGAGTCGGTCACCCCCGACTAAGACCTCCTAGCCCTTTCCCAAAACGTCGAGATCCTGACGGAGCAGCCCACGCTGTTTCTCCGACAGGTTCCTCGCGCCCTTACGTCATTTCACCCCCATAGGAGTAGCGCATGAAGCAGACGACCCGAGCCGAATATTCTTACGGCCGCAGTTTCAAGTCCGGAGGGCAGAGCCGCGTGCCGGCGCGGGATGAATGGCGCTGCCATTGTTGTGGCAAGCTCCTTGGAATCCCCCAGGGCGAGGAGATGCACATCAGGATCAAGAGCTGCCAGGAATATTTGGTCGCCTATCCGGTCACGGCAAAGTGCCATGGCTGCGGCAGCCTGAACAAGATGTCAGCGCCGAGGCGCTGACACCCGACTCCTCCTCCTCCCCACAACCCTAGAGACGCGCGACGTCCTGACCTGGCCAAGACAAGGCGCCCGACGCCTGGCCGCAAGGCAGGCGTCCGATGTCTCTCGCGTGGCACGCGATCCATGACAATCTTCTCCATTCCTCTCGTACACTCACCTTCCAGCGCCGCTTCGACCTGATCCGCCGGAATTGTTCGCCTCTCGCGCCGTTCCGTGACCCGGCGGCCCTGCTTGATGCGCTGCACCGCCAGTCCGGAAGTCCTGACGGCAAGAATGATTGCCTCAAGGCACTGGTGCGGGAAGCTCATCGCACCGGACCTGAAACAGACACTGCGCTCACGGTCCTGCTTCTCGCGCTCTGGCCGGGCCTCGACGCCGTCCGGCGGCGTTCCCTCCGACTCAGGATCGGCACCCCCGCCGAAATCACCTCCGACATTCTTGCCCGCGCCACGGAAACCCTCCGCGGGCTCGACCTCGGCCGCGTGAACTGGATTGCCGCCACCGCCCTGAAAAATATTCAGCGCGACATGGTCCGCGCATGCCGCGGGGAGGCCCAGCGCCAGCGCGTCACCTCCAGCACTTTTCCCGACGATCTGCCGGACGACGGGGCACCTGATGGCCAGCGACTCAGCTCCGCCCTGCTGCATTCCGATTTGGGCAGGCTCATCGGAGACGAGGCCTCCCTGGTCATCCGGGTCGCAGTCGAGGGGTTCATGCAGGCCGAAGTCGCTGTGGAACTTGGCATCTCCGAAGGTGCGGCCCGCAAGCGCTACCAGCGTGCGGCGCAGAGGCTCCGCCGGGCTCTGGAAAAAAATGCATGAGCACGTGTCCCGATCCGGGAGGCCGCCCGGCTTTTCCCATTCAGACGCCCCGTTGCGTCCCACTCAATTGGAAAGCCTGCCCACATGAACCCTTCCCCCGAACCCCTTTCCGGAGAGCCGCGGCGCCTCCCCGGCCTCTACCGCCGCTGGGAATTGACCGAAGTTCTCGAGCAACACCGCAACTGCCAGATCGAGGACGCCGGCGCTCACGCAGACGGAACCCCTCTCGTGGCCGTATTTTTCAGCGAGGCTGACGCTGGCTCGTCTGCTGTTGACCTCTCGGGCGACAATCCGGACCGCCTGGTCCGGACGCCCATCGGTGAGATTGCCGCACTTCCCGCCGGCGAACTGGCCCGCCTTCAGCGTGGGGTGGAAGAGACGCTGCGCAAGGCGAAGCTCGCGGCTGCATGGCTCGATGGTGCGCTGTCCCTGCGCTACTCCGCGAGGGTTCATCAAGCACGCGCTGCCGGCCTCAAGGACACGGGAACCGTCCGCTTCGACGACAACGGCGTCACGGTCGTGGCCGACCTCGCGAAGAAAATCGATTGGGATCAGGACGCCCTCAGCGGAGTTGTGGAACTCCTCACCACTGAAGGCGAAGACCCCCGTCATTACGTGGAAATCACCTTCAAGGTTTCCGAGCGCAGGTACGCAGCCTGGCCGCCGCATATCCGCAGGGTGTTCGAACCGGCGCGCACGGTCCGCACGGGCAGGGAGTCCTTCCAGCTGATCGCAGGTGACGCATGAGCGGTCCCGCAAAAATCGACCATCCGCCATGCAGCCTTCTGCAGCTCGTCGACCATGCGGCCGCTGCGCTTGCCAATGCCCGCACCGCCGCCGAAGTGCTCGAGGCCAAGGATGTTGCATCGTTCGCGTATGACGCCGCCAAACGCGCCGCCCGTCTTGCCAATGCGAAGCATGCCCATGATGAGCTGATCGCCGCCGCGCACCGCGCCCAGGCGGATGCCCTTGCAATTGAATCACAGGCGAAGCGGCGTCTGGCAGATGAATACGACCAGGCCCGCATCAACGGAACTGCTTCGGCCCAAGGGCAGCGCACAGACCTTCTTCCCGACGAGAAGAAAGTAGCGACAGCTGCTGAACTGGGGCTCACCCACAAGGAGATCCACGAGGCCCGCCTCATTCGCGATGCCGAGAAGACGGAGCCGGGTATCGTGCGCCGCACGCTCAATGAAAAGTTGGCCCGGGGCGAGGAACCAACGCGGGCGGCGCTGCGCAAGATGGTCGTCGACGCGGCCATGCGGGGATTGCGTCCCCAGCGCAAGCCCAGCCGCCGGAACCCGCTCTACGTCCCGCCAACGCCGGAACAGGCAGCCTGGCAGCATGTCACCGGCACGTTCCGCGCCTTCGCCGAATGGGCCACGGACGACAATCTCGCGCTGGCTCACGAAGGCATGCGCGAGGCCAGGGCGGGCCCGTTTCACCACCTCGACGTCAAGGCCATCGCCCAGGGGGCGGAATGTTTCATCAAAATCAAGGAGTGGTCCGATGCTTGATAGTCAATCAGCGGCATTTGCCGAGCGCGTCTGGGACGTTGCGTCCCAGCTTGGCAACAATGCCCCGAAAATCGCCGATGACATCATGGAGGCTGCTTTCCCGCTGACCTGTTCGCAGGCCCGCGCGGAAGGGGCGATGCGGATGCTGCGCACCGGGATCATTTCCGAGGTGAAGCGGATCCTGCGCAACCGCCGGGACCTGGAGCGCCAGACGGATTTTGCCAACCGCTGCGACGCCTTTGCGCCCCTCGTCAGCGATCTGCGCTCGAAGTCCTATTTCGTCGAAAGCGCTGAAGAATACGTCGCGGTCCCGGACCTCATTGCAGAGCCCGATCTTCTCGACGATGCGCGACGCTTCATGCGGCGCAAGGGCCTGGAATGCCTTGCCGAGGCCAATCGCCTGGATGCGCTCTACACGGCAGTGACCGGCAATGGAGCTGAGGCTGAGCTGATCGGTGAGGAACCGGCATGACCGGCGTGCTCCCCATCATCCTCGCCGACCAGCGCCTCTCGGAGCGCCGCGGCATCAAGGCCGTGATCTTCGGGAAGAGCGGAATTGGGAAAACCTCTCTGCTCTGGACGCTGCCGCCGGAGACGACGTTGTTCTTCGACCTCGAAGCTGGTGATCTCGCCATCGAGGGGTGGAGCGGCGACACGATCCGCCCGCGCACCTGGGAAGAATGCCGCGACTTCGCGGTGTTCATCGGCGGTCCGAACCCCGCCATTCCCGACGGGCGTCCTTACAGCCAGCGTCACTTCAACGAGGCTTGCGCGAAGTTCGGCGACCCGCGTGCGCTCGACAAGTACGAAACCGTGTTCATCGACTCCATCACGGTAGCGGGGCGGTTGTGCTTCAACTGGGCGAAGGAGCAGCCCGAAGCCTTTTCGGAGAAGACGGGAAAACAAGACGTCCGTGGCGCCTATGGCCTGCATGGCCGCGAGATGCTCGGCTGGATCACCCACCTGCAGCACACGCGCGTGAAGAACGTCTTCTTCGTCGGCATCCTCGACGAGAAGCTCGATGACTTCAACCGCAAGATCTACGTGCCGCAGATCGATGGCGCAAAGACCGGTTTGGAGCTGCCCGGCATCGTCGATGAAGTTCTGACGATGACGGAGGTTGCGGAGACAAGGGGCGAGCAGACGGTCCTTCACCGCGTATTCGTCTGCCAGACGCTGAACGCCCTGAACCTGCCTGCGAAAGATCGCTCGGGCCGCCTCGATGTCATCGAGGAAGCCCACCTCGGGCGCCTCATCGCCAAGATCGGCGAGCCCGGCCGCTCTCCCATCGAACGCCTCGTCTTCAGCCGTCCGGCGCCTGTCGCTCCGGCCGCTGCAGCCTCTCACCCCAAGTCCAACATCTGATCCAGGAGAACACTCATGACCGGTGCATGGAACGACTTCAACGACGCCAAGCAGAACTCCAACCTCATTCCAAAGGGCACCATCGCCAAGGTGCGCCTGACCATCCGTCCGGGTGGCTTTGACGATCCGTCGCAGGGCTGGACCGGCGGCTATGCTCGCCGCGGTTCGACGGGCTCCGTCTATCTCGATGTCGAATACACGGTGCTTGAAGGCCCCTACGCCAAGCGCAAGGTCTGGTCGATGATCGGCCTTTACAGCCCCAACGGCCCGGGCTGGGGCAACATGGGCCGCGGCTTCGTGCGCGGCGTGCTCAACTCGGCGCGCGGGCTGTCCGACAAGGACAACTCGCCGGAGGCGCAGAACGCCCGCCGGATCTCCGGCCTCGGCGATCTCGATGGCATCGAGTTCGTGGCCCGTATCGACGTCGGCAAGGACAGCAACGGCGAGGACAAGAACGAAATCCGTCAGCCGGTGACGCGTGACCACAAGGACTACGCGTCCGTGATGGGCGGCGTGGCCGTGCCCATGGTCTATGCCGCGCCCCAGCCTGCCTATTCAGCACCGCCCCAGCAGGCCGCCTATACCCCTCCGCAGCAGCAGCACGTCTACGCTGCACCGCAGGCCCAGCCGCCGACTTACGCGCCGCAGCAGGCCGAGCCTGCGCCGTCCACTGGCGTGCGCCCCACCTGGGCGAAGTGAGACAACAGCTATGATTCTCCGTCCCCGCCAAAAACTCTTCGTCGAGCGCAGCCTGTCTGCGCTCGGCACCCGCAACAACACGCTCGGCATCGCGCCGACCGCGGCCGGCAAGACCGTCATGCTGTCGGCCGTGGCCGGAGAGCTCCTGAAGGAGCCGGATGCCAAGGCCTGCGTCATCGCCCACCGTGACGAGCTGACGGACCAGAACCGCTCGAAGTTCACCCGCGTCAATCCGGGCATCACCACCTCCGTGATGGATGCGAACGAAAAGTCGTGGGACGGGCGGGCGACCTTTGCCATGGTCCCGACCCTGTCGCGCGCGTCCAATCTTGACACTATGCCGGTGTTGGACCTGCTCGTGATCGATGAGGCGCACCATGCGGTGGCCGACAGTTACCGCCGCATCATTGACCGCACCCTGAAGCTCAACCCGTCCGCCAAGGTGTTTGGAGTCACCGCCACGCCGAACCGGGGCGACCGCCAAGGGCTTCGCGACGTCTTCGACAATGTCGCCGACCAGATTCGCATCGCCGAGCTCATCGCCTCCGGTCACCTCGTGATGCCCCGCACTTTCGTGGTGGATATTGGCGTGCAGGATGCGCTCCGCAAGGTGCGCCGGGTCGCTGCCGACTTCGATATGGGCGAGGTCGATGCCATCATGAACAAGGCGCCGGTCACCGACTCGGTGATCGAGAACTGGAAGGAGAAGGCCGGAAACCGCCAGACGGTGGTGTTCTGCTCCACCGTCGACCATGCCCGCAACGTGGCCGACGCCTTCAAGGCTGCGGGGGTGACAGCGGCACTGGTCCATGGCGACATGGGCGATACGGACCGCAAGGCGACGCTTACCGCCTACGACAGGGGCGAGATCCAGGTCATCACCAATGTCGCGGTGCTGACGGAAGGCTGGGACCATCCGCCGACCTCCTGCGTCGTGCTGCTGCGGCCGTCGTCCTACAAGTCCACCATGATCCAGATGGTGGGCCGTGGCCTGCGCACCGTGAACCCGGACGAATACCCCGGTGTGGTCAAGACCGACTGCGTGATCCTCGACTTCGGCACCTCCAGCCTCATCCACGGCTCTCTTGAGCAGGATGTGGATCTGGATGGCCGCCAGGCCACGGGTGACGCGCCGACCAAGGCATGCCCGTTCTGCGAAGCGGAAGTTCCCGCCGCTGTGATGGAATGCCCGCTGTGCGGTCATGTCTGGGAGAGCGAGCGGGAAGATCGCGGGCCTGAGGCGCTCGGACACTTCGTGATGACCGAGATCGACCTGCTGGCACGCTCCAGCTTCCAGTGGGTCGACGTCCAGGGCGACGGCTCGGCCATGATGGCCGCCGGCTTCACGGCCTGGGCCGGCGTCTTTAACGAGGACGGACGCTTCTATGCCATTGGCGGCGCGAAGAACCAGACCGCCTTGCTCCTCGGTGTCGGCGAGAACATTACCTGCCTCGCCGCGGCCGACGACTGGCTCAACACCAATGAGACAGACGAGTCCGCACACAAGACCAAAGGGTGGCTGAACCAGCCCGCGACGGGCAAGCAGCTTGCGTATCTGCCCCCGGCCTGCCGCATGGATTACAGCCTGACCCGCTATCAGGCCTCCGCCATGCTGAGCCTGAAGTTCAACCTCCACGCCATTCGTAGCCGCATCGCGGAGGCGAAGGGCGCCAGCCTCGCGGCGGCAGCGTGATGGGGGAGTTTCATGTCACACGCATCACCCGTCACCGTCCGCGAGCGCTTCGTCCGCTGGCAGCCGCGCTTCTTGCTCTGCGCCGTCTGCAGCAGTCCGACACATGGCTTCGGCTGGCAGGAGCCGCAGCGGGTGAGCAGGCCGCGCCCGTCCACTTGGTTCTGCTCCATGGCCTGCCAGACCTTCTTCTGGGAACGCGCCAGGAGATCCTTCGCCATGGTTGATCTCACCGAGGAGGAAAAATCCGCCCTGCGTCACGCCATGACGATGGCGGCGGAGATCATGGAGGAGATCGGCTGGAACACCCGCCTCTCCGATCTCTCCGAACAGCAGGTTCTCACCCTCATGGAGGCCGCCGTCGGCGGCTTTCAGGATGCGATGCGCGACATCGCCGCCGCCAACAAGCAATCCACCGAGGTGCCCTTCTGATGCTGGACTATAATCATACGCGCAGTTTCGCGGAATTACTCAACAATGAGGTTGACGCCGCGCTCACCTCTGAAAACGCCACGAGGGTGCCGCGCGACTATCTGGGCGGCTCGCGTGTCGGGCACGCCTGCGAGCGCGCCCTGCAGTTCGAGTTCGCCCAGGCGCCGAAGGACGAAGGCGCGGATTTCTCCGGGCGTACCCTGCGCATCTTCGCCATCGGCCATGCGCTCGAGGACCTTGCTATCCGCTGGCTCCGCGCCGCCGGCATCGATCTCTACACCCGCAAGGGCAACGATCCGGAAGGCCAGCAGTTCGGCTTCTCGGTGGCCAGCGGGCGCATCCGGGGCCATGCCGACGGCATCATTGCTACTGCGCCGGAGGCGCTGAAGCTCGGCGTTCCCGCGCTGTGGGAATGCAAGACCATGAATGCGAAGAACTGGCGCGAAACGGTAAAGTCCGGTGTTGCCGCGGCGAAGCCCATCTACGCCGCCCAGATTGCGCTGTATCAGGCCTACATGGATGCCAGCATTCCGGGGCTTGCCTCCAACCCTGCGCTGTTCACCGCCATCAACAAGGACACCGCCGAGCTGCACCACGAGCTTGTGCCGTTCAATGCCGAACTGGCGCAGCGGATGAGCGACCGGGCGGTGAGTATCCTCCGCGCCACCGATGGTGGCGAGCTGCTGCCGCGCGTGGCGCGCGAGCGCGACCATTTCGAGTGCCGCATGTGCCCTTACGCCAACCGTTGCTGGAGCCTGGCCCAATGACCGAACAGACCGACGATACGACCGGTTCGGGTGAAGGCCAGCAGACTGAGCAGAAGCCTATCGGCGAGGTGATCCACTTCAACCCGTGGCGCGACTTCAACGACGCGCCCCTGCAGGAAGACCCGTTCGGCATCGAGCCGGATCCGGAGCAGCTTGCAACGTTTCTGGATGTGGTGTTCAGCTATTGCGAGGGCCTCATCCCCGTCCGCGGCTTCGTGGACAAGGGGCAGGGCAGGGACGGCAAGCCCAACAACATCTGGATCGACGCCGACGCTTCCGCCTTTGACAAGCTGAAGACCTTCGCTACCTGGGCGTGGCGCGAGGGGGCAGCCCTCTATGTCATCCCCGGCACCGTGGCCGCCCAGGGTCAGGCGCGCGCGCATGAAGTGCTCCAGATGCAGGCGGTGGTCGTGGATCTCGACGCCGGCGACATCCTGGCGAAGCTGACGCACCTGGTCCACCATCTGGGCACGCCCACGCTGGTTGTGGAGAGCGGCGGCCGCACGCCGGAGGGCGCCCTCAAGCTGCATGTGTGGTGGAAGCTCACCGAGGCCGCGACAGGCGATGATCTCGCCACGTTGTGCCGTCTGCGCGGCGATATCGCCATGAAGGTGGGCGGCGACACCCACTTCCGCTCGGCCCACCAGCCGATACGCGTTGCCGGTTCCGTCTATCACAAGGGCGGCTTTCAGCGGCTTGTGCAGATCCGCGAGCATAATGCCATCGAGGTAGACCTTGCCGATTTAGGCGAGCGCGTGGCGGCTATGCCGTTCATTCCCGGCATGGGCGCTGAACCACCGCCCGAGGGATCCACCAAGCCCTCCATCGACGCCATCCTCACCACGCCCGTGCACGAAGGCGGCGGCGATGCATGGACGCGGTTTGAGGGTGCCAGCGCGGCAATCGGTCATTACGTGCGCCTGGTGCATGAGGGAAAACTCAGCCCCAACGATGGTTGGGAGGCCATCTGCCAGTACAACGCGGCCATGCTGCGGCCTGCATGGCCGGAGGAGCGGCTCAAGCAGGAATCAGAACGCATCTGGGCGCTGCATGTGAAGAAGAACGGCCCGGCGCTGCTGCGCAACGAGGCGGACCCTGAGCAGGAGGCCCAGCCGCTGCCGGTGTTCTCCCTAGGCCAGTTGCTCGACGACCGCTCGCCCATGCCCCCGGACATCATTGCGCCGCGCGTACTGACACCGGGAGGCCTGCTGGTCCTGGGCGGCGCGCCGAAGGTGGGAAAGAGCGATTTCCTCATCAGCCTTCTCGCCCACATGGCCGCCGGTGTGCCGTTCCTCGGTTTCACGCCGCCGCAGGCGCTGCGCGTCTTCTATCTGCAGGCCGAGATCCAGTACCACTATCTCCGCGAGCGCATGCAGCAGATCAGGCTGGACACGGCGGTGATGGCCGGTGCGCGCGATAATCTTTTCGCCACGCCGAAGCTGCGCATGATCCTCGACGACAAGGGTCTGGCCCTGGTCGTTGAGGCCGTCCGGGTCCGGTTCCCCGACGCCCCGCCGGACATCATCTGCCTGGACCCGATCCGCAACCTGTTCGACGGCGGAGAGGAAGGCAGCAGCGAGAACGACAACGCCGCCATGATGTTCTTCCTCACCGAGCGGGTGGAACGCCTGCGCGAGGCCGTGGCGCCCGATTGCGGCGTCATCCTCGCCCATCACACCAAGAAGATGAACCGCAAGGCCGTGACGGAGGATCCCTTCCAGGCCCTGTCCGGCGCCAGCGCGCTGCGTGGCTTTTACACCTCAGGGCTGCTGATGCACCGGTCCGACGAGGACAGCACCATGCGCAGGCTGGAGATCGAGCTTCGCAACGGGCCGGCGCTTCAGCCCAAGCTCATCGACAAGGAGAACGGCCGCTGGGTTGAGATCAACCCGATGAACGAGCGCCTGGTGCGCAAGGAAGTTGGCGCGAAGCATGACGCGGAGCGTGAGCGCAAGGGTGGCGTGATCGTGGACATGATCGCTGCCCAGGCCGCGCAGGGCAGGATGTTCACCCTGAGCCAGTTCGCGGCGAAGTTCGAGAACAAGGGGAGCCTCGGTGGCGAGACCAGCATTCGCAACCGGATCCATGTCCTCGCCACGAAGGGCCACATCAAGTTCGTGCGCGGCGAGGAAGCCGAGCGCCTCGGCCTGCCCCGGGCAAGCATGAAGTACGGCTACCTGTGTGTGAAGGACATGCTGTTCCAGACCACCGCCGAGGAATTGAACCCGGAGACCGGGGAGATCGAGCCGGTCGTCGTGAGAGTGCTGCCAACCGATTTCATGTGCCCCCAGACAGGTGCGCTGCTGACCGTCGAGAACCCCGATGTGTGGGTCGATCAGGAGGAGGTTTGAACCATGCTTTTCGCCACCGAATGGACCACGTATCAAACGCAACCGCACCAACCGCAACGACCGCAACTTTTCAATTTGCGCTTTTGCGGTTCCCAAAATACCAGCAAGATCAACAGGTTACACGGACCGCAAGAGCGCAACTTGCTCAGTAGACTGATCAAATCTGCGGTTTGTTATTTGCCAAATGAAATCAACGACTTGATCAAAGCGCAAAAGCGCAAATTTTCCTCCCTTACGGGTAGGTGCCACCCGCTGAAGCTGGGTGTGACACCTAACCCGGAGCCGTACTGGTGGGACGATGGATAACTGATCCCATTGCCACCCAAGTCAGACGGACGGCAGCCAGTACCGCCAAGCACGAGGCTGCCGCCGTCCTCCACCACGACGATCAACCCAACAGGGAATGGAGACCATCATGGTACCCGCGACTCTGCCTGCCCCTGCGGCAAAGGCAACCCCGACGATTCCATCCATCCTCGCCCTCGATCTGGGCACCACCACCGGCTGGGCTGTTCGCACGGCTCGCTGCCGGATCCTCCACGGCACAGCCGAGTTCCGGCCCAGCCGCTATGAGGGCGGCGGCATGCGCTACCTGCGCTTCGGCAAGTGGCTGGACCAGACGCTGGATGTTACCGCCGGTATCGATGCCGTCTATTTCGAAGAAATACGCAGACACGCAGGCACGGACGCAGCTCACGTGTTCGGCGGCCTGCTCGCCACGCTGACCAGCTGGTGCGAGCAGCATGGCCTGCCGTACCAGGGCGTGCCGGTTGGGACCATCAAACGTTTCGCCGCCGGCAAGGGCAATGCCGACAAGGCGGCGATGATCGCTGCTGTCCGCGAGCGCGGCTTCGAGCCGGCAGACGACAACGAAGCCGACGCCATCGCAATTCTGCTTTGGGCCCTTGAGACCAACGGAGGTCTGGCATGAGCACCCCAGCGGAGATGTTCCTGAAGCATGTCGCCAACGTTATCGCCGAGCGCAGCACCCAGTACGGCGATGTCCACAGCAACATGACGACTATCGCGGCGCGGTGGTCGGCGACGCTGGGGCGCGAGATCACGCCGGCGCAGGTCGTCCTCTGCCTCCTCGACCTGAAGCTTGCGCGCCTTGCACACGATCCCACTCACGAAGACTCGGCAGTCGATGTCTGCGGCTACGCCGCGTTGCTGCGCGAGCTGACCCAAACCTCAAACTCGGAAGGAATGTGAACCATGGCACCTGGACGCAAGCGCAAACCCGGCAAGCGCTATGCCTGCGGTAAGCGCACCAGACATGAAACGGAGAGGGATGCCATGAGCGTGGCCATCGAAGCCCGGAAGCGTCATTTCGGCGTGACCGCGAAGCAGGCGAAGGACGAGCGCCTCGGCACGGCGCTGGGCCGGCTTGCCTTCCGCGAGTTGATCAGCGAGACCCAGTACCAGGCGGGCGTAGCCTTCGCAGAGCTGTACCGGCAGCACCATGCGGTATGTGGGCTGCCTTCGCCCAGCCCACGTTCCATCGCCGGGTTGCTCGTCAACGAAGGCATCTTCGGGGCCAGTCCCAGCGAGCCTGTGCTGGAGGTTATCGAGAAGCTCAAGAGGCGGTTCAGCGATGCGACCAATGCGCTGGACGCCTGTGACCGGGAGCATCGCATGTCGCAGGGCAGGCGCCCGACGTTGCTGGTCTACCGCGTCATCTGCACCGACGAGGATGCGATGCACTGGCCCGAGGAGGACATCGGCAATTTGCGGGTGGCATTGAATGCGCTGACGAGGGTGTTCAGGATGTGATCGCAGGAACTTCGGAGATGGTCAGCCTGCCAAAGACAGACCCCCGCTGCGGCTGACCTCTGCCTCCACCTCGGCGATCAAACTGTCCAGCGCCGGATTCCGAGCCTTCCGGGACCGGCGCACGACGTATGCAAACGGAGGGGGAGGCGGAAGCCTTTCGGTGATGATCTCCATGTCGCCGCCAATATACCGGTCGCTCAGCAGGGCTATGCCCATCCTGGCATAGACGGCGGTGACGATGCCAGCGGCACTCGAACATTCGAGGACCGTATCGAGGTAGGCTCCCCCGCCTTGTCCCACCTCGAGTGCCCATTGGCGGTAGAAGCAGTGGTCATCGAAGGACAGGAACGGGATAGCTCCCTCGGCGGGCAAGTGCAGTTCCCTGGACTTCACCCAGTGGAGCCCCTCCCGGAACAGGACGATGTCCGCCGAGCGCACCTCATGGGAGAACACCTGAGCGATCGCTGCGTCCAGTTCTCCCCGCTCGAGAAGTTCGCGAAGAACGAGGCTCATGCGAACCTTTGTGCGGACGGTGACCTGTGGATGGAGGCGGCGGAAGCGTCCCAGAATGCGCGCTAAGTCGCTGCAGGTGGTGTCCTCAGTCATTCCGAGGAGAATGCGGCCGGCAAGATCCGTCTTGGTAAGGCTGACAAGCGCTTCGTCATGGAGTTCGAGAATCCGGCTGGCGTATTCCAGCAACTCTTCGCCTGCGGCCGTGAACGTGGCGGTGCCTGCCTTTCGGCTGAGGAGGTCACAGTCCAAGCTGATTTCCAGGCGTTTGATCTTGTGACTGACAGCTGATTGGGTAAGTCCTAGCGCCTCCGCCGCCCGGGTGACCCCGCCCTGCAGTCGGATCGCCCTGAGGGCCCTGAGCGCATCGATGTCCAGACGCCGCGTGCCGAAGTCAATCATTAGAAATCCTCACGTCAGGATCCCAAATATGACTGAGGTGCCGACTTCTGGCAAACTTTTCTGCTCTTCCCGCATAGTTTGTCATCGAGTGATCGATATTTGTCATGTGCAGGCCAGTATGCCTTCAAATATTCACGGCCCCACAAAGCCCTGTATCCGAGCCGTTCATGACCGACCTCGTCCTACCCGCCAAGTCCCCGCTACGGAAATCACTGCTCTGGCCGGTGATGGCTGCGATGCTGATCATCGGTTGGAGTTCAGGCTTCGTCGGCATCCGTTTTGCCAATGAGGAGGCGAGCGTCTTCCTCCTCCTGTTCTGGCGCACGCTCCTGTCGGGCGTGATCCTGCTTCCCTTCGCGCTGGCATTCGGACCCCGCCCAAGTCTTCGTGCAATTCGTGCACAGGCTACGTTTGGGGTGATGTCGGTGTTCCTCTATCTTGGGGGATTTGCACTCGCGATCGAACAGCGCGTGCCCACCGGACTTGTCGCCCTGATTTCGGACCTCCTGCCACTGACAATTGCCGTGCTGTCTCAACCGGTACTCGGAGAAAGACTGAGTGGCCGCCAGTGGCTTGGGACTGCCGTCGCCGTTGCGGGCGTCCTGATCGTCTCCTTCGACAGCCTCAGCTTTGGAGCTGCTCCAGTGTGGGCATACGGGCTCACGGTTGGATCTATGCTCGTGTTCGCATTCGCCTCGGTGATTTTCAGAAGGCAGAAATCATTGCACATGCCTGTCCATCAGAGCCTGTGCATTCAGACGCTCACCGGGGCGGTCTTGTTCGGTGCTGCTGCGCTCCTGCAAGGTGATGGTCTCGGTCCGCCCCTGACGATAGATTTTGCCGTCGGCATGGCGTGGCTCGTGCTGATCGCTACCTTCGCCACCTACTTCGTCTACTACACGAGCCTGCGGCTGTTTCCGGTGGCCAAGGTCAGCGCCGCGATCTACCTCAGTCCACCGGTCACGATGCTCTGGGCCTGGGCCATGTTCTCCGAGCCCCTGACCATCGCAATGTTTGCTGGACTAGCTGTAACCCTGGTCGGGGTATTCCTGACATCAAAGTCTTGATGGCCTCTCCTGCGAGGACCTTTCTGCGGCCCAACCTGCGTGTGGCGTTGAATGCGCTGGTCCGACTGTTCAGGATGTAATCGGCTCAGAGGATGTTTGTGGTGTGAGGCGAGGCGGATCGCCGCTCATGCGTTCAAGCAGATCTCTGCTTGTCCGAAAACAAGGCGCCAGCTTCGGCTCGACCACAACAGGTGCGCCGGTTCGAGGATTGCGACCCACTCGGCCGTCTCGCGACTTTATCGAGAATGCGCCGAAGCCCCGCAGTTCGACGCGGCCGGCATCCTTCAGCGCCCCGATGATTTCGTTCAGGACGATGTTCACGAGGCGCTCAAGATCCTGATGGTACAGGTGCGGGTTCTTCTCGGCTAGTTTCTGAACCAGTTCGGATTTGAGCATTCTTCGAATTCCTATGATACGGATATTGTACCCCTATAGCAGATCCCATACATCGGAATTGTCAGGGTTTGTATCTTTCTATTGCTAACCGGAAGGTGCTGGAAACAAACTTACTCCAGAAAATTCGTGATTACTTGAAAAACACTCTTGACGCCCTCGTGCGGCGCGGCTAAAAGTTCCGATATTGAAAGATCGGAATTGCGCCTGGAGATGAGATCCCTGGGCGTTTTTCTTTTGGGAGGCTTCTCATGCGGGTTCGCTTCCTCGAGGCCGACGATGTCCGCATCCGCTTCGAGGCTGCTTGCACCCGTCTCGGTGAGGGCGAGGCCCGCCGTGCGTTCTCGATGGCGCTGAACAAGGAAGGCCGCAAGTCCTTCACGCAGCTACGCCGGTCGCTCGCCCAGCAGTCGTCCATTCCGCGCGGCGCCGTCAACGCTGCAACGCGATTCACGTCCGCAACGCGCAACACGATGTCGACCGTGACCTCTGGCACCGGCCGTCATCTCCCGCTGTCCTTCTTTGGTGCGAAGCAGTTCTCATACGGCGTGCGCGCGAAGATCTGGGGCAAGGCGCAAAGCTTCCGCTCAGCCTTCGTGGTCAAGCGGGACGGCGGCGGGGTGTTCAAGCGCACCGGCAAGGCGCGCTTCCCGATCGAGCAACTGTGGGGACCGTCGGTGCCCACCGAAATGCTGCGGGACGAAGCCTATGATGCCTGGAAGGAACAGCACCCGCGTGTCCTCACCGAGTCCGCGCGTCTCATTGCGCTGATGCTCTCGGGCGCCGACCTCCGGGCAGGGGTCCGCCGGTGATGCCCCGATGGGGGAGGGGGCGGTAGGAGCCCCATTTTCAACCTGAGATATGCGCTGCCGCCGCCGCCCGGTTTTCGAGCATTTTTCTGGTTTCAGTTTTTCCATTTTGTTTTGAATCGGATAGCTGGTTGGTCCGGTTTGATCAGCGCCCGATAGGCGCTAAGACTGCCGATAATCATGCAATTCCCGGGAAGTTCATGTTCGATCTCGACCGCTTCGTGAAGGCGCAGGATCCGGTCATCGAGACCGTGCTCCGCGAGCTTCGCGCCGGGCGCAAGGAGACCCACTGGATGTGGTTCGTCTTCCCGCAGCTCCGGGGCCTGGGCCAGTCGTTCATGGCCCAGCACTATGGGATCGAGAATCTTGCCGAGGCCCGCGCCTATCTTGGCCATGCGATCCTCGGCCCGCGGCTGAAGGAGTGCGTCGATGCTGTCCTGGGCGTCACGGGCAAGACGCTCCACGAAATCTTCGGCTCGCCCGATGATGTGAAGTTCTGTTCATCGATGACGCTCTTCGCTCTGGCGAGCGGCGGCGACAAGCCGTTCCGGGAGGCCCTGACCCGCTATTGCAGGGGCCGCGAAGACGCTGCGACGTTTGATCTTCTGGGCATCCACCCGTCGCGCTGACGGCCTTCGAATTCCAATCCATCTGTGGGGTAGCTGATGATCGTCACCGACATGCCGGTGGAGAGGCTGATTCCCTATGCCCGGAACCCGCGCAACAACGCCGCCGCCATCGATGCCGTGAAGGCGTCCATCGCCGAATTCGGCTTCCGCCAGCCCATCGTCGTGGACGAGAAGATGGTGGTGATCGTCGGCCACACCCGGCTCGAGGCTGCCAAGCAGCTAGGCCTCAAGACCGTCCCGGTGCATGTCGCAGAAGGCCTGACCCCGGCCCAGGCCAAAGCCTACCGGCTGATGGACAACCGCTCGCATGAGAACGCCGAGTGGGACGATGAGTTGCTGCGGCTGGAATTCGGCGACCTGAAGCTCGACGACTTTGACCTCGCCCTGACCGGCTTCGTTTCCGACGAGCTCGACAGGCTTCTGGGCGCCGAGCAGATCGATGCTCTCACCGACCCGGACGAGGCGCCACCGGTTCCCGAGCAATCTGTCAGCCGTCCCGGCGACCTTTGGATCCTCGGCGACCACCGCGTTCTCTGCGGCGACTCCACCGTGATGACGGACGTCGAGAAGCTGATGGGCGGCCAGCTGGCGGACATGGCGGCCCTCGATCCGCCCTACAACGTGGACTACGGGAACTCGGCAAAGGACAAGATGCGCGGCAAGGACCGCCGCATCCTCAACGACGCCTTGGGTGAGGGGTTCTACCAGTTCCTCTACGACACCTGCGTCAACCTGCTCATGGTGACCAAGGGGGCCTGCTACATCTGCATGAGTTCCTCGGAGGTCCACACCCTGCAGAAAGCCTTCACCGACGCCGGTGGCAAGTGGTCGACCTTCATCATCTGGGCGAAGAACACCTTCACGCTGGGCCGCGCAGATTATCAACGCCAGTACGAGCCGATCCTGTACGGCTGGAAGGACGGCAGCCAGCACTACTGGTGCGGGGCCCGTGACCAGGGCGACGTCTGGTTTGTCGACAAGCCGCGGGTGAACGACCTGCATCCCACCATGAAGCCAGTGGAGTTGATCGAGCGCGCCATCACCAATTCCTCCAAGAGCCGGGACATCGTGCTCGACCTCTTCGGTGGCTCGGGCACGACCCTCATCGCCGCCGAGCGCACCGGCCGCTCGGCGCGGCTCATGGAACTCGACCCCAAGTACGTCGATGTCATCGTCCAGCGCTGGCAGGGCTACACCGGCAACAAGGCCGTGCTGGACGGTGAGGACCGGACCTTCGACGACCTGAAGGTCGCACGGGAGTCCAAGTCGAAGGATGCCGCCTGATGCAGTCACGCTGGATGTCCCTCGTGGAGGCGGTCACCAACATCGTGGTGGGCTATGGCCTTGCGATACTGACGCAGATCATCGTGTTCCCGCTCTTCGAGCTGCATGCTTCCATCGGCGATAACCTTCTGATCGGTGCCACGTTCACGGTTGTCTCGCTTCTCCGGAGCTTCGCACTCCGCCGGCTATTCAACGTGGCCGCCAGCTAGGGAAGGCCAGAGGTCTGTCAGTTGCCTGCGGAAGCGCCGGTCCCGCTTGAGGTGCCACTCCCGGCTCAAGGAGGCGGCGCGGGTATCGAGCTTCTCGAGATAGAGAAGCTCCCATGACAGCCCTCTCGTCGATCTGGCGCCAGTGCCGGAATTATGTTGCGCAAGCCGCCGCTCGGGATCGAGCGTCCAGCCAACATAGGTCCGGCTTCCGCGCCGGGTCCTGGCGCCGATGACATAGACGAACCCGGTCATGGGGATGCTGTTCTGCCTCCCTTGCGATGGCTCATCAGCGGGCCCCGCCGCCGGGCGGCCATGTCCTCGATCAGCCTTCGTATGCGAGGCTCATCGATATCTTGTGGATCATAGGGCCTGCCATACCACGCAAGCATCCGCCTGTGCTCGGGATGGCGCGGTTTCCTGACCGCCTCGAGAAACTCCTCGAAGCCGGAAATGCCGCCGACATCTTCCGGCGGGCACCGGCCCTCGCCGCCGATGAAGAAGGGATAGTCCCGGTCCGGCAGCCCATCCATGCACTCCTCGATGAGGATGTCATGGCGCCAGCTGTCGCCGAAGTCATATTCGTAGACGAAGCGCTCGATGCCGCGGCCGACGAGCGTCTTCAGATGCATCGACTTCGCATGGAACACCCGCGGACCGCCCATGTCGTATTCGGGATAGGTGACGCCGTATTGCCGGTCCCCGACATTGAACGCGAAGAGATGTGAGTCCGTCCAGCCCATGGAGATCTGGATGATGTCGTGCAGTGCCAGGAGGCTGGTCGAGAGTGGCACATCGAGCCGCCGCCAGATCTCGGGGGTGGTCTCCTGAAGCGAGATGCGGATTCGGGCGATCGGTTCGATCATCTGCGGTCGCTCCATGCGCCTGGGCAGCTGGCACCTATCATCGGGGTGGGCAGGCTATCATTCCCTTGCCCGCCGTCAAAGTTCGTGGGGGATCTGTCCTCGCGCTGCGGTCCACCTGTCGCATGAACAGCCGGGGAGCAGGCTGAAGCCGTTAACGATTCGTTAACCATTGAGGTTCGAGCATTGATCAGGGCTGGTAAACCACCCAGCAGCCCTGATTTGACAGAGCCACCAGTTCCGCGACTGGTGGCTCTGTCGGTTCCCTGGTCTCTCCCGTGTGGTCAGGACGCCCTGTACACGCGGCCTCTCTGATTATCCTTCTCCGAGGTGATGGTGAGGCCGAGTTTCTTCTTGAGGCTTCCGGCCATGGCCCCTCGAATTGTGTGGGGCTGCCAGTCGGTCGCTTCCACGATTTCCGGGATGGTCGCTCCCTCTGGGCGGCGCAGCATCTCGATCACCAGCGCCTGCTTGGTGCCCTCGCGGGTCTTGCGTTCCGTTGTGGCGGGTTTTGGCTCTGGCCTTTGGTTCTTGGGCTTCTGAGGTTCGATCTCGATGCCGATGGCCGCAAAGCCTGCGTCGGTGATGATCAGGGTCAGTCCCTGACCATCATCGTTCTCGCGCCAGACCGGATCGTTGAGCTTGCGGTTGGCTTTCACCTCCTTGAGGAGGCCCTTGTCGACCAGGGCGTTGACCACCTTGTGGGCTGCACCACCCTTCAGGCTCTTGGGCAGCGGCAGGGCAAGGCGGTCGGTGCGCTGCGAAGCCGCGCTGAGGATCACGCGCTGGGTGTCGGTGAGTTTTGTCATGGAGTGTGCTCCTTCGGGATTGCGGGCCGGAACGATCTCCGGCTCCTACGACCCCGGTCCCCGCGCTTCAGGCGGGGCGGAGCGACTGGGGTGGTCAGATCCATCAGGGTAAGGCGGAAGCTGCGATCTCCCTCGCCATGCCGATGCTGGGAAGAACCCTCGCATCGCCGTGCTCGGTGACACCGTAGAGAAAGAACTCGTCGCCGATCTGGTAGCACTCGATGCTGCGGCCGAAGATGCCCCTGCCGTAGCTGAAGATCCTCACGGGGGCTGATCTGCTATTCGGCATATTCGCCCTCCCGGAAGGCGACGTCGGTAATGCGCTGGAGGTGGCGGGCGTAGTCCTCGAGGTTGCCGACATGACCCCAGTGCACCTTTTCAGGGTCGGTGCCGAAGTGGTCCTCGCTGAGCTTTGCGATCCTCGCGAGCATCGCGTCGATTTCTGCCTTCTTCGTGATGAAGGCGGCGAGCGCTTCGCTGTTGTCCTTCCGTGGCTTGTGCATCCTGGTCTCCGTTTCGGACCCATACATGCTCGACGTGCGCAGGAAGACAAGCAGAATAGAGGTTTATTCCTGTTTTATGGTCGAGCGTTCCAAGGGGATCTGTGGTCATGGCGGAACATGCTGGCCTGATCCCCATCGGCCAGGCGGCGCGGCTTCTGATGATCTCCGAGGAGCGCATCCGGCAGCTGGTGAAGCAGGGCTTCATTCCGAAGCCCGAGAAGCGCGGCTTCGTTCAACTCGTGGGTGCTGTGCAAGGATATCTGCGTTACCTGAAGGACGACGAGCGTCGGTCCGCCAAGTCAGCGGCCGACAGCCGGGTGCGCGATGCGCGCGCACTGGAGATCGAACTTCGCATTGCGGAGCGCTCGCGCGAACTGATCCCGGTCGAGGATGCGCTGAACGACATGGCGGAGTTGGCCGGCCTGGTGAGGTCGGAGCTTGCAGGCCTTCCCGCGCGGCTGACCCGCATCGTGGCCGAGCGCCAGAAGGTTGAAGCAGAGATTGATGGTGTCCTCTCACGCCTTTCCCAGCGAGCCACAGAAAAGGCTGAAGGCCTGGAGGCTGGCAGAAGCCATCCTGCGGCCGGCGCCGAAGATTCCGCCTGACGAGTGGGCGCGCCTCCACCGGGTCTATCCGGAGACATCTGGCCTGCCCGGCCCCCGGGATCCCTGGCTCACGCCTTACATGGTGCCGATGGCCCGGGCGGTTCACGATGGACAGTACAAGCGCGTGGTCATGGTGTGTTCTGCGCAAAGCGGTAAGACGGAAAATCTGATCGACCTCATCGGTGCGCGCCTCGATCAACGTCCGGCACCCATCCTCTACGTCGGTCCCGTCAGGGACTTTCTGACCGACCAGTTCGAACCGCGGCTGATGAGCCTGCTCGACGAGGCGGAGACGCTGTCTGCCAAGGTGGTGCGCGGCCGGCGCATGAAGAAGACGCTGAAGATCGTTGCGGGCGTCCCGGTACGGCTTGCGCATGCCGGGTCGTCGGCGTCCCTCAAGTCGAGTCCGGCGGCACTCGCCCTGGTCGATGAGTACGACGAGATGCTGGCCAATGTGAAGGGGCAGGGCGATCCCTTGGGACTGGTGGAGGCCCGCGGCGAAACCTATGCCGACTTCGTCACCGCGATCACGTCCACGCCGTCGCGCGGCCTCATCGAAACCGAACTCGACGAAAAGAGTGGCCTTCGCTTCTGGAAGCCAGCGGAGCCCGACGCGGTCGAGAGCGCCATCTGGAAACTCTGGCAGTCCGGGACGCGGCATCACTTCTGCTGGCCCTGCCTGCACTGCGAAGCCTACTTCGTGCCGCGCTTCGAGCAGATGCGCTGGCCGGAGAATGCGACGCCCGCGGAAGCCGCGAAGTCCGCCCAGCTGCAGTGCCCGCATTGCGGCGGGCTGCATCAGGATGCCGACAAGCGGGAGATGAACGCCCGAGGGCTCTATGTGGCGCCGGGGCAATGGGTGGAGGACGGAGAGGTCCGGGGCGAGCCGCCAGAGAATGCGGTGATCAGTTTCTGGGCGAGCGGGCTGGCAAGCCCCTTCGTCACCTGGGGCACCAGAATCGAGCGCTATGTGCGTGCGCTGGCGTCGGGTGATCCCGACCAGGTGCAGACCGCACTGAATGCGGGGTTCGGAGAGTGCTTTACCCCGGCAGCGGGCCGCGATGCGTTGGACTGGCAGGAGATCCTGCAGCGTCGCGAGCCCTACCGCATGAAAGAGGTACCCGGCGGCGTCCTGCGATTGGGGATGGGCGTCGATGTGCAGAAGCTGTCGCTCTACTACACGATCCGCGGCTTCGGCGCGCGGGGTCGTTCGTGGCTCATCGACCGGGGACAGCTCTACGGGCCGACGGACGATGACGAGGTGTGGAACGCCCTTGCCGATCTGATGCTTTCGCCCATCGCCGGGCTGCAGATCGAGCGGGTGTTCGTCGACTCCGGTTTCCGGCCGAACAAGCCCGACGCCGGTGACGAGCACAAGGTCTATGAGTTCACGAGGCGCTATCCGTGGCTCGTCTCGCCTACCAAGGGCCGGGCCACCATGTCGCCGCCCTACCGCGTGTCGAAGATCGAGGTGACGCCCCGGGGAAAGAAGGCGTCCTATTCGATCGACCTGGTCTGGCTGTCGACCGACTTCTTCAAGTCGTTGCTGGTCTCGAGGATCCGGACGCCGCTCGATCAGCCGGGCTCCTTCATCGTGCCAGACGACATCGACGAGGATTACGCCAAGCAGCTCGTCTCGGAGGTGCGCGTCGTGGACGGCGCCACCGGCAAGCCGCAGTGGGTCCAGAAATCACGGGCCAACCACTATCTCGACTGCGAGGCGCTCGCCATGGCGATCGGCTACTCGCTGAACGTCCAGCGCATTCCGGACGGTGTGCTGCGGGAAAATCCGGGCGGTGAAGCGCCGGGGGCCAAGGCTTCGGGCGCCCACATCGAAGATGGAGTGCTGGCCAAATCCGTTCCGGTGCTCGCTGCGGCATCGATGCCGGATTTGCGCTCGCGCTTCGCAGGGCTGTCGTCACGATTGAACAGGTGAATCCATGGGCATGATGGATCGGATGCGGGACTGGTTTGCTCCAGCCCGTGGAAGATCCGTCCTGCCTCCGGCCGTGCGCGGCGACTTCATGCGCGGCAACCGCGGCGTGGTGTTCGGAGGCTGGCGGCCTGTACTCAGGGAAGCGGCCGACGATGTCGGCGCCTCGTGGGATCTGGCCGCCGCCCGCACCATCGACCTGATTCAGAACTCGGGCTGGATGGCGGGCGCCATCGACCAGGCAGTTGCCAATACGGTGGGAACCGGCCTCCGCCTCAAGGCCATGCCGGAGAATGATCTCTTCGGCATGAGCAATGCGGAGGCCGAAACCTGGGCGCAGACGGTCGAGCAGCGCTGGAGCCTGTGGGCGGACCGACCTTACGAATGCGACATCGAGGGGCGCCGGTCGTTCGGGCTCATGCAGGCGGCGGCCTTCCGCTCGTGGTTCGCTACCGGCGAAATCTGGGCGGAACTGCCGTGGCGCGAGCGCCCTGGTGGCCGCTACGGCACCAAGGTGAGGCTCGTGCCGCCCCACCGTATCCCGCGCCGCAACGACAGCCAGCGCCGTATCGTGCAGGGCGTGCGCATGGATGGCGACGGCATGCCGGTTGGCTACGTTGCGACCCGGAAGGATCCCTCGCTCGGATCGGTAGAGTATGACGTCACCGCCCGGGATGATCTCGGCAGGTCGCGGGTCATTCACATCTTCGACGGCTTGCCGGGGCAGGTGCGGGGCATCTCGCCGCTCACACCCGCACTGCAGGTGGCGCGCCAGTTCGACCAGCTTTCGGATGCGACCCTCACGGCGGCCATCCTGCAGACCGTGTTCGCGGCCTCCATCACCTCGGACGAGCCGACGGAGGAAGTTCTCTCGGGCCTGCTCACGCCGCAGGAGCAGGCACGGCTCTCGGCCAGCGGCATCTCGCCGTGGGACGCCTATATCCAGGCGCAGTCGGGCTGGTACGACAACGCCACCATAAATCTCGGCATCAACGGCCGGATTGCCCATCTCTTTCCGGGTCAGAAGCTCGAGCTACATCGCGCCCAGCACCCGCATTCCGACTACAGGGACTTCGCAGCGCACCTGCTCCGGGAACTCGCCCGCTGCATGGGGCTCACCTATGAGAGCGCCACGGCGGATTATACCAACGCCACCTATTCGAGCGTGCGCATGGCGTCTGGCGAGATCTTCCAGATCACGCTCTACCGCCGGGCGCATATCCTCGGACCCTTCTGCACCGCAGTCTACGAGGCCTGGCTCGAAGAAGAGATCGCTCGGGGTGGCATTCCCTTTCCGGGCGGACTCGACGGCTTCCTCGCAAACCGGTCTGCCGCTTCGCGCGCCATCTGGCGGGGAGCACCGAAACCCCAGGCGGACGATCTCAAGATGGCCAAGGCCCACGAGATCTGGTGCCGGCTCGGCGTCATGACAGATGCGGCGATCGCCGAGGACCTCGGCCACGACATCGAAGACGTTTATGCCCAGCGTGCCCGCGAAAGGGCGCTCAGGCAAACCTACGGCCTGCCTGATCACCAGTACCAGGGGATTACCAACCCTTCCGGTGACACCACAGACGACCCTGCAGCTCAGGATCCTTCCGAGGACAGCTCACAGCAATGACCATCATCACCGATTATGCCGATCCGTGCGCGGTGCTGCCGCGGATTCGCGAAGCCTATTACGCGCTGCTTGAGGGCAGAAGGCCGGAACTTATCGAATTCGACGCGGGCAATGGTGTCCGGCGCAAGGTGCAATACGGCAAAACCGATCTTGCCTCCTTGCGGGCGGAACTGAGCCGTCTCGAGAGCCTCTGCGGAAGAACTGGAGGAGTGCGCAGGCGCTTTGGCCTTCGGGCGGGAGGTTTGTGATGCCCGGACAGCTTCTCCGCCTCAGCGACCGCCTGCTCAACACGCCGCTCCTCATCCACCCGGCCAAGGCCCAGATCATTCTCGGCCTGCTGAGTGGCCGGATCGGTCTCGATGCCTCGCTCTTCACGGCGGAGGATGGCATGGATGCGCCGGAAGCCAATCGCTTCACCGGCTCCGCCCGCCGCGCTGATGGAACCACCTCCATGATGCGTACTGCCGACGGCGTCGCCATCATTCCGGTGCTCGACACGCTGGTCAATCGCGGCGCCTGGCTCGACAGCCGGTCGGGGCTCACCAGCTACGAGGGGATCGCAGCCCAGCTGCGTGCAGCGGGATCTGACCCGGAGGTACGGTCGATCCTGCTCGACATCTCCTCGCCCGGCGGCGAAGCCGCCGGCATGGCAGGTCTGGCGGATCTGATCCGTTCGGTTCGCCAGACCAAGCCCGTCACCGCCTTCGTCAATGACATGGCGGCGTCTGCCGCTTACGGCATTGCCAGTGCGGCAAATGAGATCGTCATCTCGCCCACCTCGATCGTGGGCTCGATCGGCGTCGTCATGCTGCATGCCGACCGTTCGGGAGAACTGGCAGCGCAAGGTGTGAAGCCGACGCTGATCTTCGCCGGGAGCCACAAGGTCGACGGCAACCCGTTCGAACCCCTGTCTGATGCCGTTCGTGCCGACCTGCAGGCGAGCGTCGATGCCCACTACCGCCAGTTCCTCGACACGGTCGCGTCAGGCCGTGGCCGGAAACTCACTGCGGACATGGCGCGCGCCACCGAGGCTCGCACCTTCATTGGCTCAGAGGCCATCAGGCTTGGCCTCGCCGACCGAATTGCCAGCTTCGACGAGGTGCTGGCGTCTCTGTCACAGAACAACATGCCTACCACCCGCCCATCCGGGCGCACCGCTCGCAAAGGAGGGATATCCATGAGCACCGAAGACACAGGCCCCGCTGCAGAGATGGTTGCCGGCCCGCCGCCCGAGCCGCCGAGGCTCCAGGCTCCGGCACCGCAGCCCGCCGCGCAGCTGCAGGACGCGGTCGCCACCGCCCGGCTCGAGGAACGGGCCCGGATCCGGGCTATCGTGAACGCCGAAGCCTCCGAAGGCCGCAAGGCGCAGGCCCTGATGCTCGCCACGGAGACAGCCCTGAGCGTCGCGGAAGCCGAGAAGGTTCTCGCTGCCTCGCCCAAGGAAACCCGCATCGAGGCGCTCGCCCAGCGCGCTGCCGCTGGGTCTGAGTTCGGCGCAACCCGTGAACCTGAACGTCCCAACCCCAACGCACGCGCCGAGGAAGGCTGGAAGCGGGCCATTGCCAACGCCAACCGCCGCTTCGCCCGGGCCTGAAAGGAGCAAACGACATGACAGTTCTCATGGAAACCCGCCACCCGGGAGAGTTCATCCTCTCGGAGGCCAACGGCCAGCGCTCGCGCGAGGCCATCACCATCGCCTCTGGCGCCGGGATCATCGCCGCTGGCACCGTGCTCGGCAAGGTCACGGCCAGCGGGAAGTATGTCGCCAGCGCCGTCGGTGCCACCGACGGCAGCCAGGTGCCTGCCGCCATCGCTATCTATGGCGCTGACGCCTCCAGTGCCGATGTTTCCGTCTCGGCCATCGTCCGCGACGCCGAGGTGAACGGCAACTGCCTCACCTACCACGCCGACCGTGACCAGCCTGCCGAGAAGGCCGCTGCCAACACGGCCCTCGCCACCCTCGGCGTCATCGTGCGCTGATCCCGGAGGAATCCAGACATGTCCATTCTCAATATCTTCACCCAGGACGCCTTCAGCGTCATGCGCCTCACGGACGCCCTCCGCGAGATCTCCTATGTCCCGTCCGCCATCGGCCAGATGGGCCTGTTCCAGACGGTGAGCATCGACACGCTCGACATCGCCATCGAGAAGGACAAGGCCCAGAACGGCATGCTGATCCAGGCAAGCCCCCGCGGCGGCCCGGGCCAGACCTTCGGCAAGGGCAAGCGCTCCATGCGTACCCTGAGGGTCCCCCATTTCCAGGTCGATGACGCCATCAACGCGGACGAGGTCCAGCAGGTCCGGGTCTTCGGCGAGGAGGTGGCCGTCGAGCGCCTGCAGTCCAAGATTGCCGAGCGTGCGGCGGAGGCCTCGCAGTTCTTCGCACTTACCGAGGAATACCATCGCATCAACATCCTGAAGACCGGCCGCCTTCTCGATGCAGACGGGGCGGTGCTGTTCGACTACTTCACCGAGTTCGGGGAAACCCCGGCGGCCGAGATCGACTTCGACCTCGACAATGCCACCCCAGCGGAAGGTGTTCTCCGCAAGAAGTGCGCTGGGGTCATCCGCCAGATGGCGGCGACCCTCGATGGCATTCCCTACACGGGCGTCATGGCGCTGTGCGGTGATACCTTCTTCGATGACCTCATCGCCCACAAGGAAGTGCGCGACACCTACAAGGGCTATGCCGATGCGGCGAGCCTGCGTGGGGCCTACATAAATCCGGGTGCCGGCGGCCTTCACGGCTCCTTCGACTTCGGCGGCATCACCTGGGCCAACTACCGGGGCGGCGGCAGTGTCGGAATTGACACCAACAAGTGCCATCTCTTCCCCATGGGCGTGCCCGGCCTGTTCCGCACCGTCTATGGACCTGCCGATTACATCGAGACGGTGAACACGCCGGGGCAGCGACTCTACGGCAAGCAGTGGGAGATGATGAACGGAAAGGGCGTGAACCTGGAGTTCCAGATGAACGCGCTGCACTACTGCACCCGGCCCCGCGTGCTCATTCCGGGCAAGCGCACCTGAGGTGACGTCAGCCTTCGATGACTTCGACGCGCTGGCCTCCTCGGCGGCGCTTGCATCCTTCGGCGAGGAGGCGGTTCTCGTCCCAAGGCATGCGTCACAATATGTCGAGTCAGCAGCCGATGCCGACCGGATGGCGGTGAAGGTCAGGGGCATCTTCTCATCTCTGGCCGCGCCGTCCGATCTCCGGGGGCAGAGCCGGGGCGGGGAGTTCACCGGCACGACGCGTATCGTCGCTGAGCAGAGTGCGTTCTGGATCGGCTCTGCTCAGGTTGCCGAACTTGGGTTCCGGCCAGCCAAGGGTGATCTTCTGAGATTGCCGGCGCGATGTGGAAGCCCATCCTTCGCTATTGCCGCCGTTCATCCGACCAGCATGGGAGATCTCAACCTTCTTCTGGTCCGGGAGGATGTTGCGGAATGAACTTGAGCACTGCAGGGGGCATGTTCCCGACCGGAACATGCCCCCAGTACCCCAGGAAGTTGCCCTCCGGCAAAACCGTTCCGCTCGGGAACGGTTTCCAGTCTGACGTTTCCAGCAGCAAGGATGTTTCGGCATGAGCCTCGCCCGTCTTGCCATGCGTATTGCTGCGGCACGCTGCTTGCGTGGTGCAACACTGGCGGAAGCGCGCGTCTATGACAGTGCCATCGCGCCCATCGACCAGACCGTTGCGGAAGAACGCCAGCCCATCCTGATTGTCACCACCGACGATCACGAGATGGAGGTTACGGGGCGCGATCTGTTCCACGGAAATGTGTCCTGTGATCTTGTTATCGAGGCTGCCATCGCGGCGCGGGTCGAGTTTCAGGCGGGGGAGGATGGTGAGACTATGATTGCCATCCCGCACACCGATGAGGGCATGGAACTCGCGCTTGACATGATGGAGCATCAGGTCATGGAGGCGCTGACCCGCGAGCGCTGTGACTGGTCGCGCGTCTGGATGAAACTCGTGCCGCGCATCTCGCGCCGCCTGTCGCGGCGCGGCGCCTCGGTCGAGAAGGGTGTGCGCTTTGCCGCGCGGCAGATCGTGCTGACCTGCGACCTGATCGAGCCGCCCACCAATGGTGCTGCGATCGGTGACGGCACGGCATGGGCGGATTTGCTGTCCGCGATGGAAGAGGACACCGATCTGGCGCCCATCGCTCAAATGCTGCGCGCTGAAATCGAAGGTGCGCCACTCGCCGACTGGCGCCGTGCGGCCAACATGCTGGGCATTCATCTGGAAACCGCAGATGCGATTGGCCTCGGACCCATGCTGGATTTGTCAGAGGATCCGCAGATGTTCGAGGAAGCGGAGGTCGCGGGTGCGCCCGATCCTGTCGTGGTGAACCACCACACTTCGCTGGCCCGCATCGCCGATGCGTGAGGTGGTCGAGCTTGCCGCCCGTATCGCAGAACTGGAGCGCCGCTTCTCGGGCGTCATGCGCCACGGAACGGTCGAGGAGGTCGATCCTGGCAAACAGCGCGTTCGGCTGAACTTCGGCAAGGATGTCGAGGGCAAGCCCTTCCTGTCACCCTGGGTGCCCTACGCCCAGATCGCGGGGGCGCTGAAGGTTCACACACCGCCCTCGAAGGGTCAGCAGTTCACCGCACTCTCGCCCAATGGCGACTGGCAGCAGGCCGTGGCGCTGCCGATGACATGGAGCGACCAGAATAAATCTCCGTCGTCCAAAGCCGACGAGAACGTCCTTACCTATGGAAACGTCTATGCAACACTGAAAGACGACCTCTGCCAGGTCGTTGTTGGCACCGCTACCCTGAAACTCACGTCCGCCGCCGTGACGATCAAGGTTGGCGGCGTCAACATTGAAGTGAGCGATACCGGCGTGGCCATCACCGGCGGCAAGGTCACGCATAACGGCAAGAACATTGGGTCCACACACATCCATGGCGGCGTGGTGCCCGGCGGCGGGCTGACCGACGTGCCGGCGAATTGACATCCGTCACGGCTGCCGGTGCGGAGAATACCGGGAATAAATCTCCGCTGATCGTGCGGAGAAAAACCTTGTCTGCGGTCGCTATCCGCTCCCCGCATCACATCATCTTCTAATCACCGAGGTATGACATGCCACGCTACGCCATCACCGAGAGGGCAGGCTCCTTCGTCGCGGCCCATCGCAATGCCGGGGTCGGGACTGTTCTCGACCTCACCGAGCGCCAGGCCGAGCATGAGTTGCGGCTTGGTACTCTCGTCCGACTGCCCGACCCTGATCAGAGCGCCACCGGCACGCCCGATGTCGCGCCTGTCATTGTCGCGGCTCCGCCTGAACTCCCGACCGCGCCGGTCAGTGAGCAGAAAACCGATTCCCAGGCGTCGTCCCGCAAGCCTAGGCGGTCCGCCACTTGAGCCTGAGCTATCTGTCCGTCTGCTCAGGGATCGAGGCGGCGACGGTCGCCTGGCATCCGCTGGGCTTCCGGCCGCTGGCCTTCTCCGAGATCGAGCCTTTCGCCCGGGCGGTGCTCACTCACCATTACCCGGACGTGCCGCTCCATGGCGATTTCACGCTGCTGCGCGACGAGGACTGGATCGCCGGGGCCGACATCCTGGTGGGCGGTACGCCATGCCAGGGCTTTTCGATCGCGGGCCTTCGTCGCTCTCTTGATGACGCCCGTGGAAACCTCACCCTCGAATTTCTGAGGCTTGCCGATGCCATCGATCAACGCCGCGCCGAGTGTGGACTGCCGCCCTGCATCGTCGTCTGGGAGAACGTGCCCGGCGTCCTCTCGGTCCGCGACAATGCCTTCGGCTGCTTCGTCTCGGGCCTTTCTGGAGAGGACACCCCCTTCGTTCCGCCACGGGGAAAATGGACGAACGCGGGTGTGGCTCTTGGACCCGCGCGCGCAGTCGCGTGGCGAATCCTCGATGCCCAATATTTCGCACTGGCCCAACGCCGCCGTCGTGTGTTCGTTGTCGCAAGTGCTCGAGAGGGGATCGATCCCGCGGCGGTTCTTCTTGAGTTCGAAGGCCTGCGCCGGGATTCTCCGCCGCGCCGCGAAACGCGGCAAGACGCTGCCGCTTGCCCTCAATCAGGCCCTGACGAGCGTCGCAGCCACTGGGACGGCGTAGAGCACCCCCATCCGACGCTCAATCAGTCCTTCAACACTGGGGCCATCGGCTACAGCAATCAGGAACTGTTCAGTCAGCGCGGCGCGGGGCTCGTCGGTGAGGCTTCGACCGGCGATATCTCCCACTGCCTTAACGCCGGCGGCATGGGAAGGCAGGATTATGAGACCGAGACGCTGGTCACGCATGCGCTGCGTGGCGAGGGGTTCGATGCATCGGAAGATGGCACGGGCCGAGGTACGCCGCTGGTGCCCGTGGCCTTCTCGGCCAAGGATCATGGCGCCGATGCAACGGAAGATCTTTCGCCCACGCTCAGGGCCATGCCGCATGATAAGAGCCACGCCAACGGCGGCGGGCAGATGGCGGTTGCGGTGCCATTGCTCGAAGTGGGCAAGCGCACCGGACCGTCTTCGACCGGCGACCGGCGCGCCGGGCTTGGCATCGGCGATGATGGCGACCCCATGTACACACTTCAGGCCGCTGCACAGCACGGTGTTGCGGCCTATGCCTTTCAGCCAAGGATCGCTCGCAACGGTCGGGGCGACATGGGACACCTTGTCAACGCCCTCACCATGTCGGGTGAGACGGGGAAGGGCGATACCGCGCCCTGCGTGGCGTTGCCAATGCTGGTGCGTCGTTTGACCTGCGAAGAGGCGGAATTCCTGCAAGGCTTTGCACGAGGACACACCCGCATCCCGTGGAAGAAGAAACCGGCGGAAGACTGCCCCGACGGCCCGCGCTACCGGGCGCTCGGCAATTCCATGGCGGTCAACGTCATGCGCTGGATCGGCGAGCGCATCAGGGCGATGGTGGAAGCCGGGAATGACGGAGCGGAGACATGAGCGTCAATCTCCGTGATCCCTCTGTCGGCCTCGACGCAACGACCGGTGGCATCCTGACTGGCTGGGAGCATGTGATCCAGTCGCTCCGGGACATATTCGACACCCGCTTCGGCTCGCGCATCATGCGCGAGTGGTACGGCTCCTTCGTCCCGAACCTGCTGGGACGTCTGATCACGCCAGACGAGGTGGTGCCCTACTTCGCGGCAATCACCTCGGCCATCGAGCAGTGGGAACCGCGCTTCCGGGTGACCCGCATCGAGGCCGTCAAAGTGACGCGCGACGGGCAGCTTCATGTGTTTCTCGAGGGCGAGTACCGGCCGCGCGCCGTTTACGGGGATTTTACGGCGGCGGGTGCCAGGCGGCTCGACGCCTACACCAATCCGGACGGCCTGCTGATCGAGGAGAGGCTGTCGCAATGAGCCGCTTCACCGCCATCGATCTCTCAGGGCTGGCACCCCCCGACATCATCGAGACACTGGACTACGAGGCGATCGTTACCGCGATGCAGAACGATCTGGTGGAACGCTTTCCGCTCATCGCGGGCGTGATCGACCTCGAGAGCGAGCCGGCGCGGAAGCTCATCGAGGCTTTCGCCTACCGGGAGATGGGTCTCCGCGCGCGCATCAACGATGCGGCAAGGGCCGTGCTGCTCGCCTCTTCATATGGTACGAACCTCGATCATCTCGGTGCGCTGTTCGCCACGGCGCGGCAGGCTGGCGAGACGGACGACAGGTTCCGCCGCCGGATCCAGCTAGCGCCGGAGGCCTTCTCGGTCGCGGGGCCAGAGGGCGCCTATCAGTATCATGCGCTGACGGTGGCGCCGTGGGCGCGGGATGTCTCAGCGGTTTCGCGCCGTCCCGGCGTGGTGCGCGTCACCGTTCTGAAGGAGGGCGCCGACCCCATACCCACGCTCGCGGAGCGTGAGGCCGTAAGGCTTCAACTGGGTAACGAAGCGATCCGCCCGCTCACCGATGTGGTGGAGGTGCTGGCGCCCGTCATCCGGCGCACGCGGGTCGCTGCGAAGCTGACCCTTTACCCCGGCCCTGATGCGCAAGTGGTGCGGCAGCGGGCGCTCGCCGCCGTCACCTCATGGGTGGAGAAGAACCGCATGCTCGGCATGAACCTTCGGCGATCGGCGCTCTATGCGGCGCTGCATCAGGAAGGCGTCCATTCGGTCGACCTTGTCTCCCCGGCGGAGGATCTGGTTCTTGATGTGACCGAGGTCTACGCGGTCGAGGCCATCGAAGTGACCGTCAGTTCTATCCGCGATGAGTGACGGTATGACCAGGCAGACCCTGCTGCCCCCCAACCACACGGCCTTCGAGAAGGCCTTCGACCTCACGGGCGCGCGGATCGATGAGCTCGCCGTCGATATCCCGGAACTGGTGCGGCCATGGGAGATCCCGGCCACGCATCTTGCATGGCTGGCCTGGGGCCTGTCGGTGGATCTCTGGGAGAAGGAGTGGTCAGAGGACACGCATCGCACGCTCGCCGCGCGCTCGCTCCCGATGCATGCTCGCAAAGGCACACAGGCGTCGATTGCGGAGCACATCCGCATCATGGGTGCGGACCCTCGCCGCTTCATCGTTCCACCGGCCAAGACTTTCATGATGGAGGGCTTCACGGAGGAGGAACGGCAAGCCTTCCTCGCGCGGTTTCCGCAGCTGCGCATCTATCCTTTTGTGACGCGGGGCACGTACCAGTTCGCGCATTTCACGTCGGCGGCCTTTGGCAGATCGAAGGCCTTTCTCGATGCCTCGAACATCAAGGACGTCGGCGCGTGGTCGAGGTTCATCCGTACGGCAAAACTCTGGGACCGGGGCGAGGAAACGACGCTCACCATCCGCGCCGTGACGCCCGAAGGCGTCGGACGGTTCCACGCCGCCGCCTTCGACGAAGTGGTCCTGGGAGCTAAGCCGACCCGGGCGCTGCATCTCGATGCGCCACCGAAGGCGAGGGCGTTTCTGGTGGACGATTTCGGGGTGGCGCAGCGCCTGATCCGCATCCCGCGCGATGCCAGCTACAGCTATCGTCTGGGCCGCGAGACCTATACGACAACCTGGCCCGATGCGGACCTGATCGACGTGCGGCCGCAACACATCGCGGAGCAGCACGAGGGTCAGCCCACAGCGCTCTACGCGGCGCGCCGGCAGTTCATCCAAGGCAAGCATCTGCCGCCGACGATCTCGTGGCGCTTCATCTACGAGCGCTGGCATGTTCACGATCCTGCCCGGGTCCCCGACGTCCGCATCCGCTCGACGCACCTCGGGTTCACGCGGCTTGGGATGCCGCCGTATCACGCCGAGATCCGCACGCGGATCAAGGGCAGGCTTGCCCCGCGCACGGCAGGACCCTTCGTCAACGGCTATCTGATGACGGGCGACCGCAGGCCAATCGGTCGGGTCCGCGAGGCGGTCCGCGTCTCAAAATCTCTCCGGGACAGGGTCCTGCTCGACACCAGGACCTGGCGTTTCCCGCGTGCGGGCGACCGCCTCAAGGTCGGAACGGTGACACTCGGACGCTTTATCGAGGCATAGAAGGAATCACGTCGTGGAAAGCCAGGTAATCTTCAGGGACCGGCAGGAGTTGCAGTCCGCCGACCTCAACAACATGCAGGACTTCACCCGCGCCTCGATCGATCATGTGGTGAGGGACGCGATCGATGGCGGCAAGGCCTATTCCGGTTTTACCGCGTCGAAGACCGCAGCGACCGAGATCACGCTGTCGGCTGGCCGCCTTTATGCGGGCGGCGAGGTCCATGCGCGCAACGAGAACGTCGTCATCGACGTCTTCAATTCCCTGCCGCTGGTGACCAGGAAGCGCGTGGCGATCGTCGCCTTCGGGCAGTCGGTCGATACCGACGTGCAGCCGCGCGACTTCCTCATCGACGCACAGGTCGGCACGACCGAGCCGCAGAGTGTCGCCATGGAGAACCTGCGCCGCGCCGAGCTTTCGGCTGTCGCGGGGACGGAGAGCCCCGATCCGAGCTATCCGCCGACCGACGCCAACGTGGTCGTGATCTGCTACGCCCTGCTCGACACGTCCGGCATCGTCTCGATCGAGCAGTGGGTGCCGACGCAGCTGCCGAACCTCCGGCTCGTCTCGAACCGCACCACCGCTCTCGAGGTCTGGCGCGGACAGATCAGCGGGCAGGTCGATACGCTCAAGACGGACCTCGCGGCGCTCGCGGACCGTCTCAAGCTCTACGCCATGAAGACCGATCTCGTGGACGTCCTGGTCGAGCTCGAGAAGCTGCGCGAGCGGGTCTTCAAGCCGTCGGCCTATATCTTCTATGGCAGCAATCACTTCCTCGACCTTGTGGGGAGCCAGACGGCCCACGCAAGCTTTGATGCCGTCGTCGGCGAAGGCATCCGCTTCCCAAGTGCCGGCAGCAACAGTGCGGCACTGGCACTACTCAACCCGAACAACCCTTACGTGACCGTGAACAACGGCTTCGTGCTGCCGAAACACATCCACGGCATCCGCATGAACCTCGCCGGATACAATGGCGAGACCCGGCTGGCGCAGCACACCTTCGAGACCACGACGATCACCCAGCTTGCCCGGACGCGCCAGCGCATCCGTTATGGCAGCACGCGCACGGTCTGCACCAACTCCACGTGGTGGAGGCAGGGCAGCTACGACCCCGTCACCGGCACCTTCCGCATCACCGGCGAGACGTGGGAGGTCAATGCCGTCGACCGCGCAAAGGCGGCGATCAACCACCAGTGGATCCGCGTCACCCAGTTCTGGGTGGACATTTACGAGGAGCCCTATTGGGATGCCGTCAAGTCGACCGCCAGCATCAACGGGCAGCAGATCGCGCAGACGTTCCTCAACAGTCAGGACGGCTGGCTCTCACAGGTCGGCCTCTTCTTCTCGCGCAAGGCGGCAAGCGGCGATGTCAACATCATCGTCTGCGAGACCGCCTATGGCATGCCCGATCTCAACCGGGTGATCTCGCGGACCGTCCTGCCGGCCGCTGGTATCCAGGTTGGCGGGACGGCGCAGAACGCCGCACTCCCGGCGCTGGTCGAGACCATGGTGCCGGTCGTTCCGACCTACCTGAAGTCGGGCCGCCGCTATGCCATCGTGCTCATCACCACCGGTGACCACTACGTTGCCATGACCAACACCGACAACGGCGTGGTGCAGGGCACCTTCTTCGTGTCGACCGACGGCGCCTTCTTCGCCGGCAACCTCGTCTCCGACATGAAGATGAAGCTCTACTTCGCGAAGTTCGATGCGCCGCGTGTGGTCGTTGAACTGACGGCGCTGCAACTGGCGGGCGGCATCCTCGACATCGATATCCTGAACGAGGCCATCACGCCGCCGGCCTGCCGGCTGGATTTCGAGGTGCAGGTCAACGGCGCGTGGGCCGCACTCGATGCGCCGCCCAATGGCCCGAACCTCTCAGGCCTTCCGGCCATCCTGCCGGTCCGGGCGGTGCTGACAGGAACGACCGACCTCATGCCGGGGTTCGGCCTTGCGGTCTCCGAGGCAACGGTGAGCCGCACCAAAACCTCATTCACCTGGGTCGGCACGAAACGGACGCTGGGCTCGCCCAGCACCAGCATCAAGATCATCATCGACCTGCAAGGCTATGACGAGGTGAAGCACGACTGCACGGTGTCGCTCCTGACTGGCGCCACGCTCTCAGGCACCGAGACCGCCGACGCCGTCGAAGATCAGGTGCAGTCCGACGGCACGCTCCGGCGCACCTGCGTCTTCAACGTGACCAGCGTTTCGGACTACGCGGTGAGGATCGTCGGCTCGACCACGACGGCGGCGGAGACGTTCCATGTCGCCGAGTTGATCGAATACGCAAACACCTGAGGGAGCTGACACATGGCAAAGAATCCGACGCATTACCGCCTGACGGTCAATCGACCCGTCACGGCCTCGGGCATGAACTTCAATCCCGGGTCCAGGTACACGGTCAAGGCAGCGGTCCACGACGCGATCAGGGAAGCGGCGGCGGATGCCATTGCGTCCGCCGATCCCATGCTCATGGAGTAGGGTGCAATGCTGAGGTTCGAGGACCTTCGTGTCCGGGATCAACAGGAGCTGGACCGCGACTTCTTCAACCGGCGGTTCCGTCTGATCGCCGAGACCTTCGGACAGCTTGGGCAGGAGGTGGCCTCGGTCACCGGCGATACCGACCGTCTCGTCGCCCTCGGCCTGACCCGGGTCAACGAGGTACTCGGGCCTCTTCTCGCCAGGGTTCAGGCCGTTTCCGAGAACGGCTTCCTGGTCGCCACGTCGGAAACCTCGCTCACGATCACGACCGGCCTGCAGTCGACGCTCGCCATCACCGATCCGGCGCAGCGCGATCTCTTCTCGCCGACCCCCTATGTGCTGCTCACCCGGCGGGCGGAGGGGACACAGGACGATTATGCCGTTCTTTGCGTCGAGGACTTCGACCGGACCAATGGTGGGCTTGCCTTCGAGGTCATTCTCGTCAACGGCAACATTGGGGATGCCGCGCACGATGATTGGGTGATCTCGGCGACGGCGGGCATCAGCGTGGCGGTGCTCGAGGCCGCGACGGCAGTCCAGGAGACCCTGACACTTGCTCAACAGGCCGCTGTGGACGCGGCGGAGGCGGCTGCGACGGCGGAAGCCGTTCTCGCAAGCGGTCCCGTCTCATCAGTCAACGGCAGGACCGGTGTGGTTGTGCTCGGCATGTCCGACATTGCCGGGCTCGTGTCCACGCTCGCCGCAAAGGCGGATGGCACGCACGGCCATACGATCTCTCAGATATCCAACCTTCAGGCGACGCTCAATGGCCTCGCCGACGGCGGCAGCTACTGAATCCCCGTAGACAAGGCGAGGAATGAACATGACGCAGTCGCTCATCGTGCAGGTGTCGCAGAAGCTCTCCATCGGCGGCGTGAAGGACATTGAGGTGACTGGCATCGTTGATGACGGCGCCGGGGGATGGGTCCGTTCGGTACGATTCTACGGTACGCCGGCTTCGGGCGCGAACAAGTTTCTCGTCCTCGAAGTCCTCCTGCAGTCCGGCGAGAAGGCCGAACTCGCCATCACCACGCCCGAGATCGATTTCTGATCCTCGCTCATCGCCATTCCTGACCCGATCCCAGTTCATCAGTGCTCGCAGCATGGAATCTCCATGCGGCGGGCTTTCTGCAATGGAGACATCGCATGTCCGATCCAACCTTTGGCATTTCGATCACACGGATCGACAACGAGCCGCGTCCCGCCGTCTACAGCGACATGTCGGTGGTGGGGCTCATCGGCACCGCACCCGAAGCCGATCCGGCGGTGTTTCCGCTCGATACGCCGGTGTTCCTCTATTCCGACGATACGGCGAAGCGGACGGCGCTCGGAACGGAGGGCACCATCTCGGACGCGCTGACCCTGATCAATTCCCAGCTCGGCGAGTTCCAGGTCGCGGCCAAGGTCGTGGTGGTGCGTGTGGAGGAGGGGGAGACCGTTGCCGAGACCATTGCCAACGTCGTGGGCGATTGGATCTCCACCGGCCTCGAGGCCTTCGTGCAGGCGGGGCCGCTGCTCGGCGTCATTCCGAGGCTGTTGTGTGCGCCGGGATTTACCAGCCAGCGGACGGGCACCGATGCCAATGCGGTGTGCGCAGCGTTGCCTGCCATCTGCAACAAGCTTCTCGCCCATGCCGTGGTGGACGGGCCCGCCACCACGGAACAGGCCGCCATCGATTGGCGCGAGACGATTTCCTCAAGTCGCCTGATCCCGGTCGATCCTGCCGTCCGCGTCATGGCCGGGAGCGACGTAGCGGTGATGCCGCTGTCCCCCGCCGTCATTGGCATTGGCGTCAGGCGCGACCACGAGAAGCAGGGACGCCCCTTCCATAGCTGGGCGAACCAGCCGGTCGCCGGCATTGTCGGACCCTCGCGGCCGATCAATTTCTCGCTGACCGATGGCGCGACGGAAGGCCAGCGGCTTCTTTCGAATAATGTGGGTGTCCTTCTCAGGGGCGAACTCGGCGTCGAGACGGCCATCGCCTCCGGCGGCTTTGTCTATGTCGGCACCGACAATGCGGGCGAGGACGATCTCTGGCGCTTCTATAATGTCACCCGCGGGCGCGATTACATCCACCTGATGTTCCTGCGGACGCTCCGATTCTATCTCGGGCGTTTCAATCTCACCGGCCAGACCATCCAGGCGGTGCTCAACACCATGGGCTTCGCCATGCGCGACCTGAAGGCCGACGGCGACATCCTCGGTTACGAGGTCAAGTTCACCCGCGACCAGAACTCGCCGGAAGAGCTGCGGCAGGGCAGGTTCACGGTCAACTTCGCCGCCGAGGAGGCGCCGGTGCTCAGGTATCTGGGTATCCAGTCCGCCCGCTACCGCCCCGCGCTCGACGCGCTGCTCGACGACCTGCTTGCCCAGGTCGACGCGGTCACCGGCTGATCGCCACACAACAAGGAGGAATTCCCATGAGCACCATCCATGTCATGGAGGCGGCAAACCTGTTCGCCGGCGATCACGACCCCACCGCCTCGAAACACCTGACGTTGGCCGAGCTCAAGCTGCCCACGCTGCAGGAGATGTACCAGGACCATCACGCCGGCGGCTCCCGGGTGCAGATCGAGGTGGCGGTCGGCATCCAGAAGCTGGAGCCGACCTTCAAGCTCAATGGCTGGGACCCGGATCTCCTCACCCAGTTCGGCCTCGGCTCGTCGCGCCAGAAGGTGTTCACAGCCTATGGCGTGATCCGTGACAAGCGAACCGGCATTGCAATCGAGTCCAAGGCCATCATCGAGGGACGGCTCGGCAAGATCGAGCCCGACGCCTTCCAGCGCGGCGAGCTGCAGGGGCACGAATACGCCATCAACGAGGTGATGCACTACGAGCTCTGGTTCAACGAGAAGGAAAAGCTGTTCTGGGACTTCTTCTCCTCTGATTGGCGGCTGGACGGCGTCTCGCAGAATGATGACGAGCGCCGCATCCTGCGCGTCCAGCGCTGATGACCCGCGAACAGGGAGACCGCATCATGAATGACCCCGCACGCGTGAAGCTCGTTCGCCCAATCAGGGTCGAGGATCGCATGATCACCGAAGTCGCCATCCGCCGTCCCAAGGTTCGGGACCTTCGGGCGATGGAGAAGGCGCGAGAGCCGGGCTCGAATGAGCTTGACCAGGGCATCGCCATGGCGGCAGCGCTCTGCGATCTGCCCATGGAGGCCATGGACGAGATGGATGCCGCCGATTTCGCGGCGATCTCGGAGGTGCTGGGCGGTTTTTTGCCCAGGGGCCCGACGTGAGCGTCTGGCGCGGCATTGTCGCGGACATTGCGCATGTGCTCTCCACGCCGGTGACGGCCTTAGACGGGATGGACTGGGACGAGCTGCTGCTCTGGCATGCAGAGGCGCGGCGGATCGCCGGTTCCGGGAGGAATTGACGAATGGCCAGCCAGACCACTCAGCTCATCGTCGAACTGCTCGACCGGGTCTCGGGCCCGGCGCGGGGCGTGGCGAACAGCCTGCGCGGGCTGACGCGGACGGTGCGTGACGCCACCGCGGCGCCCATCACCATGTCCGACCGGCTGGATGCCGCCATCACGCGCAACAATCGCGCGCTCGACGCGGCGCGCGGGCGCATGCTGGACGCGGTGGGGACGCTCTATGTCCTGAAGAGCGCCTTCAGCGCGCCTGTGCAGGCCGCCCACGAATTCGACCGGGCGCTTGCCGAGATCGGCGCCAAGGGAGATCTCACCGCGGAGCAGATGGCGGTCATCGGCGAGGCCGCGAAGCGGACATCCTCGCAGATGAACCAGTTCGCCACAGACATCGTGAAGGCACAGGACTTCCTGGTCGGCATGGGCCTAGATGTCGAGCGGGCGACGAAGGCCATGCCCTCCATCGCGCAGGCGGCCACCGCCACGGGGGCGAGCCTCGAGGATCTGTCGAAGGCGGGTTTCGCCGCGATGTCCAATCTTGGCGTCGCGGCCGAGAACCTGGGCCGTTCTTTCGACATCATGGCGGCGGCCGGCAAGGCGGGCGGCTTCGAGCTGCGCGATATGGCGCAGTATCTGCCGTCGATCACGGCCCTCGCCAGTTCCAAGGGCATGACCGGGGCCGACGGACTGGCGCAGATCGCTTCCGCCCTGCAGATCGTGCGGCGGGGTGCGGGCGATGCCTCCGAGGCCGCCACCAACTTCAACAACATCCTGCAGAAGATCAATTCCAACGATGCCATCAAGAACTTCCGCAAGAAGGGCATCGACATCCAGAAGGTGCTGAAGGACGCAAAGGCCAATGGAACGGACCCTCTCGAGGCTTCGCTTCGCGCCATCAATCAGGCGATCGGTGGCGACCTGTCGCGGCTGGGTGAGCTCTTTTCCGACGCCCAGGTCCAGAAGGGCCTGATTCCGCTCCTGACCGGGCTCGAGGATTACATCCGGCTCCGCGACGAGGCGGCCCGCGCCGACGGCGTCATCAGCGCGGATTTTTCACGCATGATGCAGACCGGCGTCGAGCAGATCAAGCAGTTCCAGATCGCACTGCAGAACTTCCAGACCAGTGTTGGTTCGGCCCTCATCCCTGTGCTGGGCGGCATCGCCGGGGCGCTGAAGCCCGTCCTCGAGATGCTGACCGCCATCGTCTCGCAGTACCCGGGCGTCTCAGGTGCGCTCGTCGCCATCACGGCGGGTTTCGTCGCTTTGAAGGCGGCGCTGGCGGGCCTGACCTTCATCGGCCTGATGGGCAAGGGCGGCATGCTGGCCACCCTGGCCTTCGGGCTCAGGGGCGTCACCGCCGCGCTGACGGCACTACGGGCTGTCGCCGTCACGGCTCCGCTCGCCATGCTGGGCAAAGGCCTCACCAGCCTCCGGGGATCGCTCCTCGGTCTCACCATGCTGGGATCGGCCGGGGGGCTGAAGGCCGTGTTCGGTACGCTGGGCTCCGGACTCCTGGGGCTGCTCAACCCCATGAAGCTGGTCACCGCTGCCGCCGTGGCGCTCCGCGGCGCGGTCATGCTGACCGGCGTCGGCGCAATCCTCATCGGCATCGCCATGGCGGGCAAGTTCATCCATGACAACTGGCAGGGCATCGGGCAGATGTTCTCCGCCTTCGGGCAGGCCTTCTCCGCGGCCCTCGGGCCGGTCAGGCCGATGCTGGACCCGGTCATATCGGGCGTCAGTACGCTGTTCGGCTGGTTGTCGAAGGTGAGTTTCGAGATCTCGCCTGCGGCGTGGCGGGAGTGGGGTGCGGCGGCAGGCACTGCCGTGGGCAATGTCATACGCTGGTTCGCGGAACTCCCCGGCAGAATTGCCACCTCCCTCGGCAGTCTCTACGACATCGGGCGGCAGTTCATGCAGTCCTTCTTCGACGGCCTCGTCTCGATCGGCAACGATATCCTCAACTGGGCCAGCGGGATTGCGAGCAGCATCAGCTCCGCCCTGTCGTTCACCGGCCGGACGCCCACGCCCGCCGTTAACCCGCGTAGGGCCGGGGCGGGGACCAAGTCGGCCGTCGATCCGAATGATCCCTACGGCGTCGGCCCCATCGAGGACCTGACGAAGCGCGCCGCCGGAGGCCCGGTCAGCCGAGGTGCCAGCTACCTAGTGGGCGAGCGAGGCCCCGAACTCATCACCGCGGGGCGCTCGGGCTACGTTAACCGGGCTGGCTCTTTCCCGGCGGGTGGAATCACCGTGTCGCCTGTCTTCAACATGACCTTCAACGGCAGGACCGAACCAGATGACGTCGTCCAGCAGATCCGCCGCGTGCTGCGCGACGAGGTCCGTGAGACCTTCCGCGGTGTTTATGCCGATGCAGGGCTGAGGTTCGCCTGATGCTGATGACGCTGGGCCCCATCCGCTTCGAGGTCTATCCGTTCAACGCGACGGAATACGACCACGGTCACGAATCGAACTTCGTGGAAAAGCCGGTGCTCGGTGCCAGGCCGCCGCTCGAATGGGTGGGCGAGGGAGCCGAAAGCTGGTCGATCAAGGCCCGCATCTTTCCGCACCGCTTCGGCGGCCTTGGCGATCTCAAGAAGCTCTACCAGGCGCGGGCGGCGGGCAGGCCGCTCTATCTCATGCGCGGCGACGGCGCGCAGATGGGCTGGGTGGTGATCGAGAGGGTCAGCGAGCGGTCCAGCTATCTCGACGCCGAAGGCATCGGCCGGGTCATTGACGTCGACATCTCGGTGCGGCGCTCGGCGAAGCCATCCAACGGTTCCTTCTTCTCGGTGTTTTCGGGGATGTTTTCATGATCGTCGAGCCCGTGACGGTCGAGGGCGAGTTCATCACGGTGTCGCTCATCGTGTGGCGGCGGTTCAAACGTCCCATGCCGGCCCTCGTCGAGCAGATCCACGACATCAATCCGGGTCTTGCGGAGCTTGGCGCCTTTCTACCCGTCGGCACGAGCTTCGACTTGCCGGTGCCCACGCCGCGCGAGCCGATAATTCTCGAACAGATCAAGCTGTGGTGATCCTTCATGTCCAAACGCGCAATGTTCATGGTCACGGTGGCGGGCTCCAACATCACCTCGACGCTCATGCCGGTGCTGATCTCGCTTTCAGTTTCTGACAAGGTCGGCACCCACTCCGATACGGCGTCCCTCGAGATCGATGATACGGACGGCCGCATCGTGCTGCCCCGGATCGGAGCACCCGTCATCGTGGCGCTGGGCTGGGAGGGCGATGGGGTACGGGTGGTGTTCGCCGGCACCGTGGACGAGGTCAGGTCGTCGGGCTCCCGCGGCAGCGGGCGCACGCTGTCGATATCCGCCAAGGGCATGGACACCACAAGCAAGCCAAAGGAAGGCCAGCAGCGCCATTTCGATGACAGTACCGTCGGGGACATCCTGAGCAAGGCCGGGAAGGCGGCGGGCGTCGGGCAAGTCGAGATCGATCCCTCTCTGTCCTCGATCACCCGCAAGTACTTCGAGATGCGCGACGAGAGCTTCATCCACATGGGCGAGCGTCTTGCCCGCGAGATCGGCGGCAATTTCCGGATCCACGGCACACGCGCCATCATGTCGAAGCGCGGCGGCAGCTACACTGCGGCGGTCGTCGCCGCATGGGGCCGGAACCTGCACGGCTGGGACATCTCGCCCTCGCTCGGGCGGGCGCAGTACTCACAGGTCCGGGCGCGCTGGTACGATTCTGCGAAGGCCGAATGGCAGGAAGCGGAGGAGGACACCGCGCTCAGTGTCGAGGCCCGGCACGATCACAGATATGCAAAGCCGGATGAGGATGAGGCGATGCAGCAGACCGCCTCCGACAGGGCGACCTCGGAGCGCGATGCCGGCGAGGGCAGCGTCACCATCGAGGGCGACACTTCCGCCATTCCGGATGGACTCTGCATCGTGACGGGCGCGCGGCCTGGCATCGATGGTGCTTACCGCATCGAAAGTGTCACCCACAGCTATTCGCGGGGCGGGGGCTTCATTACGCAGCTCAGCCTGAAGCAGCCGGGGTCGGGTGCCTCGTCCGACACGTAACAGGAGGTTCCCGCATGGTGCAGGACTGGACCGGAGATATTCCCACGGTGGTTTACTTCGTCGTCGGGCTCGGCGGCGTGGCGGGCGCACTTCTCGCCATGGTGAAGCTGAAGGAGGCGCTCGTCCCCGACGCCGCCAGCCAAGTCACGAAGGACATCGCCGCCATCAAGGCCGACATACACGATATCCGCGCCCGCGTCGGCATGCTGGAACTTGACGTCGCCCGGATCGACCAGCCCTCGATTGCCAAGCGCTTCGACGCCATCGAGGGCAAGATCGACAAGCTCTATGACTTTCTGCTCGAGCATCTGACCAAGCTGCCGCCCTGAGCGGCAAGCATTTCCCACCCCTCTCACATCTCCAGACCCAACCAATGCCGAAGGCCACAGGCCTTCTGGCAAGTAGGAGGATTTTGTCCATGACCCACATGACCATCGCCCGCAGCTATCTCGGCACGAAAGAGATCAAGGGCTCCGCCGACAACCCGAAGGTCATGGAGATGTACCGCACTGTCGGCCATGACTGGGTCGAGCATGACGAGGTCGCCTGGTGCGCCGCCTTCGTCGGCCATTGTCTCGAGAAGGCGAGCATGCCGTCTACGCGCAAACTCAATGCGCGGTCCTATCTGACCTGGGGCGAGAAGGTCGCGGGTGTCGAGCAGGCGAAGGAGGGCGACGTCGTGGTGTTCACGCGCGGCTCCAGCGTTGCACAGGGTCATGTCGCCTTCTTCCTCAAGGTGTCGGGCGGCCAGATCGAGGTTCTGGGCGGCAACCAGTCGGACGGCGTCACTGTCGCGCGCTATGCGAAGTCGCGCCTGCTCGGCATCCGAAGGCCCCTGCGCGCCGACGCATCACAGCGGCCGGAGATGAAGGTCGTCCAGCAGCAGTTGAAGGACTTGGGGTATTTCGAGGTGGGCAACGTCGACGGGCGCTACGGTGCTCGCACGCGAGCCGCCGTTCTCGCCTTCCGGGCCGACAACGGTCTGGGCCTCAGCCCGGATGTGGATCCAGTTGTCGTCGAGGCGCTGCAGAAGGCGAAGCCCCGCGCAGTTTCGCGCGAGCGGGCAGAGGGCAAGCCGGAGGGTTCGCGCATCGTGAAGGCCGCCGATGCCCAGATCGCCACAGGCATTATCGGCATGGCTGGTGCCGCGGCCTCGGTGGTGGCGCCCGCCGTTGAGACCGCCGAGCGCGCCAAGGATGTCACCGAGCGCACCGTGGGCCTGCTCAACCTGACGGACTGGCTTCTGCCGGTGCTTCCCTGGGCGGGGGCGGCAATCTTCCTCATCGTCATCCTGCTGGCGTGGAAGGCGAAGGCCGCCCGCATCGAGGATTATCGCACGGGGAAGACGCCGTGACGGGTCTTCTCACTTCGATGTTCGGCGCCGCCTGGTCCCGCCTGTCGGGCTGGGCGGCACTGGCGGCAGGCATTGTCGCCGCCCTCGGCGTTGCGTGGCTCAGGGGCCGCGCCGCCGGCAAGGCGGCCTGGGAAGCAAAGCGGCAGGCCGTGCGTGACAGGGCCATCCGGCAAGCAGGGGAGATCCGGCATGACGTTCAGAACAGCAGCGATCCTGCTCTCGATCGCCGTCTCGGCCGCTGGATGCGCGACTGACCCGCGGCTGAAGAGCGACTGCGACTGGGCCCAGCCCATCCGGCCTTCCCGGTCGGATGTCCTCACGCGGCAGACGAAGGAACAGATCCTGGCCCACAACGAGGCAGGTGCGAAGATCTGCGGGTGGAAAAAGTGAGCGTTTCCATTTCTGACGGGCCGGCGATTGTCGCTGGCTATGAGTACCGGCTGCAGCTCGAGGCCGACAGCCCGGTGTTTCCGGCGGGCTGCGCGCTGACGGCGCAGGTGCGGGCCAGGATCAGCGACAGCGCCGTCCTCGCAACCCTCACCACCGGAAACGGCGGCCTCGCGCGGATTTCCGATACCGTCGTGGAAATCACCATCCCGCCCGCCGCGACGGCGAGCCTTCCGCCGGGCAGCGTTGTCATGGACATGGTGCGCACCGATCTGGAGCCAGATCGGCACCTCAATTTTACCCTCGAGATCCCCGTCATCCGGCCCGTCACGCGAGGCCTGTGATGGCGTCGAAGATCGAACTCGCACCCCACATCGGCCCGATCCGCATCCGGTTGTCAGGCACCGAACAGGTGAGGGTACGGGTGAGCAACGTGCCCATCGCCGTCAGGGTTCTTGGGCTTCCCGGTCCGCCGGGCACAGCCGGCGCGACAGGCTCTCCCGGCCCGCAGGGGCCGCCGGGCAGTCTCGATGACGGCATCACCATCGACGGCGGCAATTTCTGAACCTGAACCAGAAGGCATCTTCCAATGGCGAACGTCATCCGCATCAAGCGCCGCGCGTTCGGCAACGCTGGCGCTCCAGCCGCTCTCAAGTCTGCCGAAATGGCTCATAATGAAGTCGATGATACGATTTACATCGGCAAGGGCGACGACGGCTCCGGCAATGCAACGTCGGTCATTGCGCTTGCGGGCAAAGGCGCATTCGCCGATCTCTCGTCCAGCCAGACCATCGGCGGCGCCAAGACCTTCTCGATCGTGCCGAAGGCATCGCAGGATGCCTCCGGCGGCACCGATCTTGTCCGCAAGAGCCAGCTCGATACGCTTCTCGCGGAGAAGGCCCCGCTCGCATCGCCGGCCCTGACCGGCACGCCGACCGCACCCACGGCGGTGCCTGCCACCAACACCACCCAGATCGCCACCACCGCATTCGTGCAGGCGGCCCTGTCGGGTGCCGGCATGGGCGACATGTCGAAGGCGGTCTATGACACCACCAACAATGGCAAGGTGGATGTCGCCGAAACCGCCGAGGCCGTGCCGTGGACGGGCGTCACCGGGAAACCGTCCAGCTTCGCGCCGTCTGCCCACAACCATCCGACGTCCGAAATCACCGGGCTCGATGCAACGCTGGCCGCAAAGGCGCCGCTCGCTTCTCCGGCCCTGACCGGCACGCCCACTGCGCCGACAGCAACAGGTGGAACCAACAGCACGCAGATTGCCACCACGGCCTTCGTCGCCGCCGCTATAACGGCGGTTATCAACGGTGCGCCAGGCGCACTCGACACGCTTAATGAACTGGCCGCGGCGCTTGGCAATGACGGCAATTTTGCCACGACCATCACCAATGGCCTGGCTGAGAAGCTCGCCAAGGCGTCCAACCTCTCCGACCTGACGAATGTGGCGACCGCCAGATCGAACCTCGGCCTTGGCACCATGGCCACCCAGAACGCCAATAGCGTGAACATCACGGGCGGCTCAATCGACGGCACGACCATCGACGGCGGCACATTCTGACGCGGCCCGCCTGTTTCTCCCAGCCAGATAGCACCTGAAAGGGAAACTCCATGGGAATCAAGCTCAAGCGTTCGGCGGTCGCCAGCAAGGTGCCTGTCATCGCCGACCTCGAACTGGGCGAGCTTGCCGTCAACACCTGGGATGGCAAGCTCTATCTCAAGAAGAATGATGGCGCGGACGCTATTGTTGAGGTCGGGCCTGTCCGGTCGGTCGCCGGCAGGACCGGGGCGGTGACCCTGGCCAAGGCTGATGTGGGCCTTGCAAACGTCGACAATACGTCCGACGCGGCCAAGCCGGTCTCGGCGGCTACCCAAGCCGCTCTAGATTTGAAGGCCACTAGCTCGCATGGCCATGCCATTTCCGATATCAGTGGTCTTCAGGCAACTCTCGACGGGAAGCTCTCAGCTTCGGATGTCCTGGGACAGCAGACGATCTGGGTTCCGGCGGTTGCCATGTATCCCCGCACGACGAGCGGCGCGGCAGCGGGCACGGTTGAGACATCCACTAACCGGGTGATGCTTCGAACGATGGATTTCGACACAGTCACCCAGGAGTTCGCCCAGTTCGCCATCCAGATGCCGAAGAGCTGGAACGAGGGCACCCTGATCTGCCAGTTCGTGTGGTCGCATCCGGCTGCCTCCACCAACTTCGGCGTGGCCTGGGAGATTCAGGCCCTCGCCCTTGCCAATGACGACGCCGCCGATACCGCCTTCGGGACGGCAGTCACTGTGACCGATGTAGGCGGAACAACCAACGACATCTACATCACGGGCGAAACGCCCGCCCTGACGGTGGCGGGCAGTCCGGGTCCGGAAGAGTATGTGGTGTTTCAGGTCAGGCGGGCGCCCGCCAATGCAGGCGACACGCTGGCGGCCGACGCCCGGCTGCTCGGCGTCAGGATCCATTACACCGCCGACGCCGCGCGGGACGATTGACATGCTGCAGGTCAATCAGCTGACCGGGTTCGGATCCGGCGGAAGACCCTCCACGCCGTTCGCCGAGTTCCGGGGCTATCGAAGCTCGGACAGCAATCTGTCGAGCTACTCCTTCACCGATGTTGACATTGGAGAGCCCGCCAGCAACAGGGTGGTGGTCGTGTGCGCGCACGCGGCGGCCGGCAGCGGCACCTCCAGTCTGACGGGCTGTACCATCAACGGCGTATCCGCCACCATCCTGAGAGGCGGTCTGGGCAACGCCGACATTGCCGGGATTGCCTATGCGGTGGTCCCCGCGGGAACTGTCGTGACGGTGTCCGTGACCTATGGAACGACATATTCCAGGACGGGAATTAGCGTCTATTCGCTGTACAATCTGGTATCAACCACGCCCGACGCCAGCGCCGCCGATGGCCCTACCTCACGGAGCGCGAGCGGCACTCTGAATGTCCAGGCCAATAGTGTCGTCATTCTGAGTGCCAACTGGCTCTCCGCGTCAGGAACCATCGCCACCGACAATGGCCAGGTGAACGTGGATGCCTCGTTCACTGTTGAGAACAGCCTCAGGGTGGTCTCCGGTCACATGCAGTATCCGGTGCCCGCGAAGAGTTCCATGAACATGACATTTACGGGCGGCACTGGTGCCACGGACTGCGATTTCGTGGCGGCGTGCTGGCGCTGAGAGGAAACATGAAGGAATATGCACTGCTCATCAATGGTACCTTCCTGGAATCGAGGACCCTTGGGGAAAGGCCCGCCGACATCCCGCACAAGAAGGTGTCGTGGCATCCGGTGGTCCGCGACGAGGGGTCCACCGCGTTCACGGGGCTCGAGAACGGCAGCTGGGTGGTCCGCGCGGCGCTGCCGACGCTGGACGAGTTTCGCGCCCAGAAACTCGCGGAGCTTGCCGGCCTCCGCTGGGAGAAGGAGACGGGCGGCACAATCTTCAACGGCATGCCTGTCGCCACCGACGCCGTGAGCCAGACCAAGTACATCGGCGCCGTGGTGGGCGCCCAGATCGATCCCAATGCCGTTATCAACTGGAAGATGGCGGATGGCGCATTTGTCACTCTCGATGCCCAGGCTATCACCGCTCTGGCCATGGCAGTGCGGGCGCATGTGCAGGCGTGCTTCGACATGGAGGCGGTGCTCAAGGCGGAAGTCGAAGCTGCCATAACGGCGGAAGAGATTGCGACCATCGACCTGAACATCGACTGGCCGTGAGTTGAGGGGGCGAGCTGCCTACAGTTTCGGCACACCCCTGAGGCATCTACGGCCGAACGATGCGGCCGTGTTCGGCCGGCGAAAACTCATGCCGGCCTGGTGGGCTCCGGGCGGGACCGCCGCCATTTCCATCGCCACGCTCGATTCACCACACTGTGCGACGTCTCCCGCGGTCCCTGCGCTTCATCGGTCCGGGTCGCCGCTTGGATAATTACCAGAACAGAGGAAAGTCGTTTCCTGAAAAGGGCAGGTTCTTTCCGTTTGAAGCCGCTATACTGATGCGAGCCGAGGTGTCGTGATCCACTCCTACGTCTATCGGCAAGGCGCTCATCGCCGCCCTCATGGACATTCTGTTCTTCGTCCTGACCTACACCAGGTTCAGATTGAGATAGTCGGTCGAACACGGGATTATCCTCCTCGAGATCACGGGACCTACCATCTGATCAGAACGTTCAGATGCCCGGATTCCGCGGGACTCGATCTATATCGTCGAATGTTACGCGTCCTATCGTGCAGCGATATGTCTGGCACCCCGCGCCAGAGTGAGGTTTGCAACGAAGGCAGGAGACCAGTGTTACGCGGCGCGAATGTCGCTGAGCTTGGAATTCTCGCCAGTGTCTGCGCTTTCGACTGAGGCGCCGCGTCTCGCGGAGCGCCTGTTCCGATCCGCACGAAGCTCGGCTCGCTGACTCGTGCGTCTGTGGGGATTACCGGCAAGGCACCGCGTGCCTCGGCCGGAAGCGCCTGCGGGAAGTTCATGATGGCCTGCCATTCCTTGATCTTGACCGATGAACCTCCGGTGTTCCGTTCCGCCACTCCTGGCGGGATCTTCCCATTCGCAGTCCTGTCGAGGGTCGGCAATGCGCTTCCGAAGCGCTCCGCAGTCGAGGTCGAAGACCCCATTTCGCCCGGCATTGACGGGCAGAGTGTTCTGCCGCATGAGGTGGCGTCAAGGCTTGTGTCGATGATTATCACCCGATCCGTTGTGCTGTTATGCGGAATGCTTGTTCTGGGCGCGGCAGCTTCTGCCCAGGAGCAAGGCGCGCTCGAGCGCCTCGGGGAAAAGCTGTTCTTCGACGTCGACCTCTCCCTCAGCCGCACCCAGTCCTGCGCCACATGCCACATGCCGGACCGCGCCTTCACCGATGGGCGGGAGACTAAGGCGGGTCTTGCCGCTTCCACGGGCGATGACGGAATCTCGTTGGGGGACCGCAATGCGCCGACGGTGTCCTACGCGAGCCGCACACCTTCCTTCGGCAAGAATGAGCGCGGGCGCTGGAAGGGCGGGCTGTTCCATGACGGGCGCGCCGCAAGCCTCGAGAAGCAGGCCGGCGGGCCCCCGCTCAATCCTCTCGAGATGGGCATGCCGTCGAAAGCCGCGGTGGTGGCGCGGCTGAAACAGAAGCCCGAAACCGCCGCCGCCTTCCAGAAGACTTTCGGCGAGGACGTCTTCGCCAGCGATGAGCGTGCCTTCGCGGCGATGACCGAGACCATTGCCGCCTTCGAGCGGACGGAGGCCTTCTCGCCCTTCGACTCGAAATATGACCGGTCGCTGCGTGGCGAGGCGACGCTGTCGCAGGAGGAGGAACTGGGCCGCGTGCTGTTCTTCTCCAACCAGTTCACAAATTGCAGCAAGTGCCACCAGCTGAACGCTGTCGGCGGAAGCCAGGGCGAGACCTTCTCTAACTACGAGTTCCACAACATCGGCGTGCCGGTGAACGAGGCCCTGCGAAGGGCCAACGGATCGGAGGCGGGCCGGGTCGACCCAGGCCTCGCCGCCAACCCGGCCGTTGCAGGGGACCCGGCGGAGCGGGGCAAGTTCAAGACGCCCACCCTCCGCAACGTGGCGGTGACCGGGCCCTACATGCACAATGGCGTTTTCGCCGATCTGCGGACCGTCATCCTTTTCTATAACAAATACAACAGTAAGTCGGCCAAGCGGCAGATCGATCCCGAAACCGGCGCGCCGTGGGCTGCACCCGAGGTGGAGGGCGATCTTTCGCGCGAGGAACTGGAATTCGGACCCGCCCTCAAGGACCGCGAAATCGACGCGCTGGTGGCTTTCCTGCGCACCCTCACGGACCGGCGTTACGAGCAGCTGGTGGGGAATTGA